GTGTATCACTGGACCACGTAAGGTTTGCCTCCGGCCACAAGTCAGATGCCATCAAGAGATATCAGGGGTGGGTGGATAGTGTACACAAGAGTGAGATTAATACCTATTACGAACAATTCTTAAACGATTTATTATGCAAGGACAAACATTCAGACTAGAGAATAGATGGTGGGTTAGATTCAATAAGGACATCCCATATGGTGGAAATAGAATCATTAGCCGTACTGCATGGGTTCCCATTGATACCCCCGAACCGGCACTAAAGGATGAGACGTGGGTGGACTTCACTCTTAATTATAGGATTGTAGGCTCATGCCTATCCGGCCCAGTGCATGAGGAGTTCGCCAATATTAATAGGGTACTGTAAAGGTTGCATGAAATATTAGGAAAAATTCATGCAGATTTTTATACTATTAGTACAAATTGCGCCTACTTTTTAAACATTGCACCTACTCTTGTCACGTTTTTTTGAAAATTTGTGACATTTGTTTTTGTGATTTTTTCACAAAAAAGTGCCTTAAAAGGGTACAAAAGGTAGTAAAATGTCGCTTTTATCATACATTATGTACATAAAAGCGCTTTAATGTACACTTTTTCGACATTAAATTATACCCAATTAGGTATAAAATATCAGTATTAATTCGGATTATACCCGAACTGATATAATTTTTGTAACAAATAATGGTATAAAAATGTTACAAGTAATGTCCAGTTTATTGTGCAAAAAACTAGACAAATGAGTTGACTATCCCAGTCTCAGGGATATAGACCTTTCTATGTGTAAAACATTTGGAAAACTTTTTAATAATGTGTATGTATTATACCTACCTTAGTCTAAATGAAGTACGATTATTCCAAGGATGTGATGATAATAGACGGCAAGGAGTATGCCCTAAAGCCGTACCGCAAATGGCTGATGGCTAACCACGAGTCATTGGTCGTTGGTCACTTTGTTAAAGCTATACAGATAGGCAAGGAGACCAAGTTCTACTATGACTGGCAGACTATCTACTTCTTAGCCAGCGAGTATGGTTTCTTACAGTGGTATCTTAACTCACTCTAAAAATTTTATATGAACATACCTGATTTAGTTGCTCAACTGAAGCAACCGATCCCTTATCAATGGAGGGTACAAAGCCGTAATAAAGACAAGACAAAGGCGTTCTGTTCGGCTTACATTGACGCACGCCAAGTAATGGACACACTAGACAAGCACTGTCGAAATGGCTGGCAATCAGACTTTAAAGAGATAGATGGCTTCATTTTTGCTGGTATAGGTGTAGCCAAAGATGATGGTTCTGTAGTCTGGAGATGGGACTGCGGGGCTAGAGTCGAGAACGACGAGAAGGACCAAATGTACGAGCAGGCTGGTAAGTCTGCAGCGAGCGATGCATTTAAAAGGGCAGCAGTTCAGTGGGGGATCGGGAGATTCCTCTATGATCTAGAAATGGTCACAGTAAAATGCGACCAGTATGGCAACCCAGTAGATGACAGAGGCGAGCGTATATGGGATTTAACCAAACATATAAACACGAAGGGGAAGACGCAAGCTAAGGTTCCTCAGGAGGCTCCCAAGCCGAATCCCAGTCCTGAGGTTCCTGAATCCCCCGAGCTAACGGCATTATCACCAAAGCAATTTGATGCAATGGTAAAGGCTATCAGCGAAGGCAAGATTACTGACGTTGAAGCAGCGCTACCAAAGTACAAGTTGAACCTAGCACAGAAAACAACCTTAACCAAACTAATCAAGGATGCCAAAGCTTAAACAGACAAGCACGAAGAACCTATCCGAGATCGACTGGCAGAAATTACGCCAGTCGTTTTCATCTCGGGGAATGGTGGGCGGATCGGATGCCGGTACGCTACTGGGATGGAACAAATGGAAGTCCCCAATCAATCTATTCTACCAGTCAATTGGTATGGACCTACTGCCTACCAAGATGAACCGGCAGATGGCCTTCGGCAAAATGCTGGAGGATACCATCGCTGAGATGTGGCAGTACTGGGATGGTGAAGAGAACTTTATTCAGAATGTAATCCATAAGAATAAGGTTCGTAAATTCAAAAAGGTAAAGGCCATCATCGAGAATCCTGAGTACCCTATGCTATTCGCCAACCTAGATGGTATGGTAACACAGCACCCGGTGTATGGTAAGAAGAAGGGGATACTGGAGATTAAGAACGTGGGTAAGATGACTGTTGATTCTTATATTGATGGCGTTCCCCCGAACTACATCGCTCAGATGAATCACTACATGCTAGTGACTGGTCTTAAATATGCAGAGATATGTATGCAGGTAGATGGTCAGGATATGCTAGTTAAAACATTTGATGCCGATCCTGATATCCAACAGGCAATACTTAACAAAGCAGCTGAACATAGAGGGAGAGTCATCGCTGCACGAGAGGCAATCATCAAGGCAGGTGCATCTGATAAAGAAGAGATATACGGTATCGCTGCTCAGTTCGAACCGCCGGCTGATAACTCTGAGGACTTCAATGCCTTCATCTCCATCAAGCATAAGGACCGCGAGAATGATATTACAATACAAGGCGATAAAGAACAAGCCGAGTGGGCCGAAGAGTATGTACGCATTAACGAAACCATAAAATCTTGGGAGTCCGCAAAGCTACTCTACGGTAATCAACTGAAGCAGTACATGGAACAGAATGGTGGTGCTCAGATAATGGAACTACCGAATGGTAAAATAACTTGGCGCAAACAATTCAATGTGCGCTTAACCTAATTGCTGGTTTAATTATTAACAAAAGGGGTTTTGGTTTGGTAAACTCCAGCAATAGACCAGCTTGTTCTCAGGCTGGTCTTTAACATTTCAATCATCTAAAACAAATAAACATGAACAATCTAACACAATTAGAGAAAGCCATGCGTGGCCAATTCGTATGGGAAAAGAGTCCAGCAAAACCATTGCAAACACTTGAGACACAAGAGGGAGCAAAGGATATTGCACGTATGATCTTCGTAGGCATAGCTGATATGCACGGATTTAAAAGCGAAGAGGTGCAGAACTATCTTGATATGCGATTCGATTCATATCGTAACAAGCTATCCACATTTAGAGATAACATCAAAGAGTGCAGGGTAAGAGAAGCTAACGATAGTATCTATTCTGTAGATGATAACATCAAGAAATTTTATTTGAAAGTTAACTTAACTTTAAACGCCATTAAGTATATGTATGGCGGGAGTTACCTATCTTTCGGTACAATTAAATACGAATAACATGAGGATAATAATTGAATACTACGGACAAAAGTTTGTTTGGGAAAGCGAGTACGGTACAGATGGTCTAGCATTCATGGGTGATAATAAGATTGATGAGACACCCATTGATGACATAATAGAAAAGTTTGCTGCACTACTGGTAGCAGGCGGATGGATGGAACAAACTATTAAAGACACTATGTATGAATACGGACGCACAGAATTTCCTGAAGAAGTTTAGCACTAAGAAAGATGCACTGGTCGCCCTTGATATGCTGATCAAATACGATAGCAGCTACCAACTGTTATGGCAGGAGATTGATAGCCATCAAGATGAGGACCTAGCGCAGAAGGTAATGGACTACTTCAACGAGGTAAACGAAACCCACTACAAGAATGCTGACAAGATACGTGCTGTCATTAGACAGATACCTAAGGTCGGGTTCGACCAGTTCCAGTCAGTAATTCTACACAAAAAAGAAACGTGGGGTAAGGATATCAAGATGAAAGATTATATTCGTCCAGCCACACTCTTCGGTTCTAAGAATAAGTTCCTTCAGTACCTAGACGACGCAACAAATTATTGGATTCAAAAACACAAACAGATATGACAGATAAAAGAAAAGAGTTGTACATTAAGTACGACCAACTGGAAGATCAGCGAGAAGAATTAGTTAGCAAATTGACTAGGTCATATGAGAGAGCAGATTCTTTGAAGAAAAAGATATACGAGTTAGAACAGAAAATAAAAGTAGTAGCTAAAGAATTAAAGAAATGATAGACCAGTTAAAAAGATATGGCATCCATGTGCGAGCCGGTTCACGAGGAGATGTGAAGACCACATGTCCAAAGTGTTCTGATACACGCAAGCACAAGAGCGATCCATGCCTGTCTGTTAATGTAACAGATGGTATATGGAACTGCCATAACTGTGGCTGGAAAGGTGGCGTTGTAAAACAAAAGAAGGAGTACACCAAACCTGTTAGTGAACACAAAGTATTATCTGATAAGGTAATCACTTGGTTCGCAGGTCGGGGGATAACCAACCAAACACTTCTTAGATACAAGGTCACAGAGTCTAACGAGTACATGCCACAGACCGGCACGGAATCATTATGTATAAACTTTAATTATTATTTACATGGCGAAGTTGTTAATATCAAGTATCGAGATAGTCAAAAGAATTTCAAGCTTGTTAGTGGGGCTATGCTTAGTCTTTATGGCATTGATGTTTCCATGGATAACTCTGATACTGAAATTATTATAACAGAAGGTGAAATCGACACACTATCATTCTATGAAGCCGGAATCAAAACAGCAGTCAGTGTACCAAATGGAGCAAGCAAGGGCAATCAGAAATTGGAATGGCTCGAAGAGATGCTGCCGTATATCGAGGGCAAGAAAATATATCTTGCTACTGACAATGATGATGCAGGCATTGGTCTTCGCACTGAGCTTGCTCGCAGACTGGGTAAGACTAACTGCTTTATCATTAACCTACCAGAGAAGGACGCCAATGACACACTTCTTAAACACGGTAAAGAACGGCTGGTGGAATGTTACCAGAATGCAGAGCCGTACCCAGTGGACGGAATCGATGTCGTCACAGACCATGACCTACTCGGACTTTGGGAAGAGGGATATCCAAAAGGATTTGACACAGGGTGGGAGAACATGGACGAGCACTTCGTCTGGCACCCCGGGATGGTCACCCTCATCACTGGAATCCCCGGGCACGGTAAAACCACATGGCTGAAGAATCTACTGGTTAGGCTGGCGGATAGACATGACTGGTCCTACCTACTGTACTCAGCAGAGGAGGCTAACGCTACGTTTGCTATGACTGATCTATTGTCTATCAAGACTGGTAAGTCATTCTTCAACGCACCGAACTGCCCACGCATCTCAAGAGAAGAGGTGATAGACAGTACGCCGTTCTTAAACGATCACTTCAAGTACTACAAATTAAATGAGAACGAGTCTACGGTAGAGGCGATCATGAGTAAGGCAGAGGAGATGGTAAAGAGGTTAGGTATCAGAGGTCTTGTCATTGATAACATGAGTACAGTAGAGCGTCAGTTCGGGAGTAACTCTGACAATCGTCACAATCAAATCGGTAACATGATGCGAGACCTTAGGGCGTTTGCTCGGGAGCACGGCATTCATATCTGGCTAGTAGCACACCCAAAGAAGCTAACTAAGATCAAGCAGGGCGCTTATGAAGTACCAACTGGTTATGATGTAGGTGATAGTTCTCACTACTATAATGCCCCCGATAACGGCATCACTGTATATCGTAACAGAGAGACTAACCAAACGGAGATACACTTCTGGAAGATAAGGTTCAGGTTCAGTGGCAAAGAAGAGACAGACTACTTTAGGTTTGATATAGCTAATTCTATTTACTCACCCACTCAAAAAATAAATGATGGCTCGGACAAAGAAAAGTTCGTCAAGCAGCCGTACGAAAAGCTTATCAACGCAGGAAGTATATAGATGTCTAAACGGTAAATGGATTTTGCTTACTGAAGGACACGAGATACTAGTGTTATGCACTGAGGATGATATCAAGCCAGACACGAACTACTATATGATCAACGCAATGAGACTCACTGTATTCTATGAATGCTACTTCTCACCACTGGTGGAATGGGATACTATTCAATCATTAATTAAATACAAACGCATATGGCGACTAAAGGACGGAGTGCTCGTATAAAGGGGCACCAGTTTGAAAGACAGATGGCTGAATGGTGGAGGGATCGGGGGTGGGAGAAATGCCAAACATCCAGATACGAATCTAAAATGCTGGATGATAAGAAGGTAGACCTCACCAACACACCACCATTCTCCTGCCAGTGTAAGGCTGTGGAAAACTTGGGGAGTATTCATAGAGTATTAGCGGAGATGCCACAAGATTCTAACATAAATTTGGTATTCCACAAAAAAAACAGACAGGGGACAATAGTAGCGATGACACTGGAAGACTTTCAGGAACTGATCGACATGCTTAAAATAAATAAAATTATATGACCATCACCACAACCACCGAGAAGCACAAAGAGTTCTTTATCTTCCCAGTCTTTGCAATAGTCTGGCACCTACAAGAGAAAGAACTTTATATTGAACTAGGACTTTACAAATACACATTAACAATTCTCACAAATTTTAAAACCAAGTAACATGGCAAACACAGAGAAGGTCTACGTAGGTCGTACTACCGAAGCGACAAACAAATTCGGTGAATTAGAAACTCGTATTGGATTCACAGCTGATGACATTCAGAAGCTGACAGACAATCTAAACGAGAAGGGTTGGGTTAATGTAACCCTTCGCAAGAGCAAGGAAGGCAAGCCTTACCTGCAAGTGTATACACCTGCACCTGCTCAAGCAGAAGAGAAGCTACCCTTTTAATTAACCCACGGGAGGAGAGTCGGACTAACTCTACATGAGTAGAGGAATACTATCTCGCGTTAGATAGCCGTATGCCTCCCTTAATTTTTTTCTTATGCAAGTATGGACAAATAGAGATAGGCATGGAGAAGTAAATAGCTATGACTATGACATCGTTGTTAATGACGACATTGAACTACGCTACTCTAGTACAACTGAATGGGCAACCCCCAGTGGTCTTGCTGCTACTTTAAGTGATGATGGGAATGGTGTTAAGATTGTATTAGATGGTAAGAGAATAAAGCTAGACTATCATGAGATAGTGGAGCTACTGTCGCTACTAATATTTCATCACCAAGACAAGATCGAATTAAGAGAAACACAAACAATCAAATCAATATGATCATTGGGATATCAGGCTACGCAAAATCTGGGAAGGATACCGTAGCTAAGATCATTCAGTACATTAACAGAAGGAACACAACTGTAGAGTATTCACTTGAAGATGCTGTAAATGATAGAAACTATGAGGTCATACTCGACATCGAATCACTATGGAGAATTAAAAAGTTCTCTGGCGCATTAAAGAAAGTAGCCAGCCTCCTTACTGGTATACCGGTACATAGGTTTGAGGATCAAGAATTTAAAGATTCATTTCTTGGCAAAGAGTGGCACACAGAAATAGAGGCTCCACTAGATGTAGTGTTTGATGATGTGAAGTTTATGAAGATGATGTCGGTTCGGGAGCTACTACAAAAGCTAGGCACAGATGCTATTCGTAATGGCCTTCATCCTAATGCATGGGTCAATGCTGCTATGGCTGGATACAAATCTAGTGTCGTTGGTTATGATGGTAATGGATCGCCAGTGTCTGAATTACCGCACTGGATATTTACAGACTGCCGTTTCCCAAATGAGGCGCAAGCTATTAAAGATAATGGTGGTGTAGTTATCAGAGTAGATAGACCCGGTGTCGGTCCGGTTAATGATCATCCATCTGAGATTGCGCTTGACAACTGGGACTTTGATTATAAGATTGCAAATGTATCTGACCTAGAATGTTTACAGCAAACAGTTCAACTACTAATGAATAAGATATGGCAAACAAACTAGTACCAAGAACCTACAAGTGTAAGTGTGGCGCCACGCTAAAGGAGTATGTATGGGATAGCGATGTCAATAAGCAGAAGTTCAAGTGCCCGGCATGCTCGGGGGCGCTAGGATTTAAGGACATAAAGATAGAAAAGACAGGATCAGTAACTGCTATTCGTACACCAACTAAGAACAGATGAAAGAAAGTCTTAAACAAATCTACATAGCCCTAGCCAAAGCTATAGAAGAAGGCGATAACCTAAAGATCGGTATCGTTATAGGCCAGACATTAAAAGAATTAGAGGACCTAATCAACCAGCCATGATACTACCACTAATATTTTTATTCTTACACGAAAGAGAACCACAGGAAGTAAACCTGTTCAATAAGATCAACGAGTACAGAATCAAGAACGGTAAGACTGCACTCCAGTACTCAGACTCCCTATCATATGTAGCAGAGACACACAGCATAGACCTATTCTTTCACTTCGATATCAAGGACCCGTGCAGCCTACATACTTGGTCGTATAGCACAAGATGGACAGGAGGATGTATACCAGAGGGGAAGAATGATAAGTGGGGAATCATGTACAATAAGCCCAAAGAACTACTGGGGATGAATGTGTACGCCTACGAGATAGCAGCAATGAACTGGGATAAGAAACTACAAATGACACCAGACGAATTGCTAGACCTCTGGGTCAACTCAAAGCCACATAAGAATGTAATACTTGAGAATGGATGGCCAAAGCCATTTAAACGCATGGGCGTTAGTATATATAAGGGAGTGTCTACGGTGTGGTTCGCCGAATAATTACTGGAATAGATCAGACATGTAACCCATATAGCCAATACGCTTGGATACATTCTGGTGTACCTGCTGTCTCTTCCCACCCTTCTTAGTAACCTCTTTCTCACCAGCCTTGATCTGATCCACTAGCTCTTGCATAGCACCGGCACCACCATTGTAAGCAGACATAACAAGATAGTCTAGCTCCTCGCCCTTTGGGGTTATGCCCTTCTTCTTTGCATAGGCTAGTGTTTCATCCTGTAGCTCTCTGAGATAGGCGCCCTTAGCCCTAATCATGTCCTCACTATTTGTAAATGCCACGGTCTGAACGGGCTCGATTCCCTTGGATTTTAACTTGCTATTAATACTTTGTACAGCAGCTTGTCTTTCCTTGCCAGTACCGAAGTATGCCTTGTCTACTATATCCTTAGGCATGAAGTATTCTGTTATGTTCCCCGATCTGTCAAACTTTGCGATGCTCTTTTCTGTCTGCTCATTCCACGCTGGGTAAACTTGATAGTCAACGTCCTTTGGCAGATATCCTTTGCTCTTTAGCTTGTTAGCCATGGTTCCAAAGTTATCTAGACCAGCAAGAAGGAATGCATCAATTGGGTACTTACTACGATCCACCATACCACCCTCTGCAGCAATCTCATAGGCAGATGATTCACCCCCAGCCTTAGTATCGAATAATATATTAGCGCCCTCTACTAAAGAGCTGGAAGCCAGCATGTTAGGGTTGATACCCAACTGTTTACCAATTTCTTTTGACAGATCAGCCAGCGTCTTCCCCTTACCCTTAGGCAGCGGGCTCGTGGCGTACTTTCTTACCAACCCCTTCTCTGGGTTTGGCTTTCCATTCATAACATCTAGTAAACTCATAGTGCAAAGATATTAATTATCAGACTGTTCGCTATTAGAACCACCCTTAGTTTTATTAATCCACTTATCAATAGATGCTATACCAAAAGCGCCAAGGACAATTACCATAAACCCATCGAATATAAACTGATGGATGGGCATATTCTTACCCATTACTCCAGTAACTAGATCAGTCACTAGTGTGATTACCATCATTACAAAAGCAATAAATCCAACCACTGCCTTCTCGTTAATAGTATTGCTGTCGTTGAATAGATCAGCGAAGAACTTCTTAATACTTTTCATATGCTGTTTTACCGTTTGATTTTACCGCCTTTAATATTTGCTTTCTTTGTTTACCCGTAGTCTCATAGCTAACATGCACCCAGTCTGGGTTGCTGTTACTCCCGAACTCCCAGATAAGCTGATCGAACTGTAGGTTATCCTTAATGAAATTAAATACCTGAGCGTTAGTTACACCACTAGCAGATCCGTCCATATCGATATCGATAGCCTCACCGCTGCAGTGCTGAGACGTTGCAGATCCACCTATAGCGCTATTCAACTCCTTGCTTCTGTATCCAGAGCTGATGTGGATAGGTACACCGAAGTGCTCACGGATGGGCTCGAAGATATTCTCCGCCAGCTTTTTAAAATTTTCTAGATGCTCACCGCTCGGTGTGTTGTTGATTCCTCTTCTCTTTGCTGTCTCACTACGGCTAACTTCAGCCAGTGATAGATGTTTAGATATCTGCATATTATTTAATTAATATTTCCGCATAAGCTCTATCTCTTGCAGCAGAAGTAAAGTCTGCTACTACTTGTTTCATCATCTCCTTGCCGTTCTCCATTGCATTAATATCTTTCAACGTAGAGATATTTTCATACAGGAACTCTTTAGTATATTTACCTGCAAGCTTTCTATACTCATATAACTCTTGGCGTGTCATCTTTCTCTCCTCGCCATTGTCTAAATTAATCATTGGCTTTTCCTTAGCCATACCAACAAATACGTTATTGCGATTTAGATAGGCAAGCACCTGATCTTTTTTCTCATCACTAACACTCATCCAAGGTAGCAATCTTTCTGTAGTTGCATAGGTAACAGGATCTCCGAACACATCCACAATCGGATTTAATCCATCATTAATAATTGGGATATCTCTATAGAATACCTCAGCCCCCTTTGCTTCCCTAATAGGATTATCTTTGTATTCGTCAGTAAGTTTTAATGCCTGCTGTGAGAAGTTAGATAGCGTCAACGCTTTAGCTTGCTGTGCTCCGAACTTGGTAGTATTCTCTACTGTTCTTTTTATAAAGTCATCAGATCCAGCCCCATACTTTCCAGTTGGTCTAAATATATCTACGAAGTCGGAGATACCTTTTAGTAGTGACTTATCATATATAGAAGACATGTAACCAGCAGCACCAATAACCATCTTGTCTATCCACTCTGGGTCTTCTACATTACCATATCTATCAACATCTAACACAGTACCAAGTGCAGATAATGCTCCAGCCACAGGCCATTCAGCATAGTTTATTTTAGTACCATCTTTGAATGTGATTGTATATGGTCTCCAGCCACCCTTCATTAACTCATATTTCTTAGCAAAGTCTGTAGGTCCACCAGCTGTGATATCAAACCAGTCATCCTCATCATCACCAATGTTATTAGCAAGAACGGTTAAGGCTGTGATACCGATCATAGATTTAATAAACAAGTCAGCTCGCTGATCGTTAGTTAATTTATTGTCACCACTTGGCGTAAACTTAAAACTAAACTTAGGGTTCTTAATACCAGTCACTGCACGATATGTACCAGCAGGAGAGAAGTTAATCATCATCTCTGATACGTTAGCAACGATACGTGTAAACGGTATCATTACTTTTGATATCGGCATAGTCTCCTGTATCTTAGTTGCCATCATATAAATACCTCTAGTAAAACCTTCTGGCTCATTAGTAAGTGTTGCGCGCTTCCCCATCTCCTCAGCCTTAGTAACAATCTCCTCACCTCTATTTTGATTCACAAGTTCTATCATCCTTCTCTTATGCTGAACTGTACCGGGTTTGAATCCTTCCCCAGTAGCCTGTGCCTTTGCATCTACTACAGATTGCTTAGTATTATTAAGGATCTGCTGTACTCTATTGTATACATTACCCTTTAAACCCTCTTGCTTCGCTTGAGCAAATGCTAACATGTTAGCAGCCGCCTCTTGGTTAGCTGTTGAGAATAGGGCATCGGATGCAGTCAGAGAGCGTCCTACAAACTTGAGGGCTCGGGGGCTTGTCTCAAACAACAGAGGGAAGTCTAATATCTTACCCACTGCACCACCCAAGCCTTTACCAATCTTAGTATCAGACCAAGTGAAATACTCTAGTAAGTTATCATTATTGAAGAACTTATCTTCAGCCTTTGAAGTAACACCAGACTTCAGGATATCGCCAGCCTTTACTAATCCCTTAATAGCACCACCACCTAATCCTTTCATTGCATAGAATATAGGCTGTAGACTTCCTGTTTGAACAGACATTCTCATCGCAACCACTGGTACCTCTACAAATGTATTGACCATGTTGGCAAAGAAGTTCTTAGACTGTGTAGTAATACCAGATAGAATCTTTGCATACCACATCGCCTGCATAATATCAAACGCACTGATCGGCGTAAGCTTACCAAGATAGTGTGATAGCTTAGTGATTGCCATATCCTTAGGCAATCCAGCAGCAGCAGTCGACACATCATCCAACATCTTTTTAATCTCCGCCTTCTGCGAATCGGTTAACCCAGTAACACCTTTCTCTTCCAGCTGCTTCAGTATCTTATTGAATATGAACTGGTTAGCAGCAGGATCGTTCTTGAATGATACGAAAGCCTGTACAGTCTGACCGAGTTCAGTAGCCTTAGCTGAGAAGTGGTTGTAGATATTAGCACGGGCAGCGGATAACATTTCCACCTTATCAACATCACCAGCCTTCTTAGCTGCATCAATCTCTGTCCCTAATTTCTTAGCAGTCATCGCAGCCATCCAAACATTGACGGCTCCGGGGATGTTAGGATTAGAGGTAACAAACTCAGCCATATACTCTAGTGACTTCCCCTTCATAAACTCCTCAGCAGCTTTCTCTGTCTGCTTATTGGGCTGGCTAAAGTAGGTCTTAGACTCGTCTACTATTTTATTATATGTATCCTCATCCAGATCTCCCAGTCTTTTCTCCATGCCTCTTACCTTCTCCTCGCCCTCTGGCTGTACTACAGTCTCTAGCTTTTCCCCTACGGTTGGCTGTGCTACAGTAACTGGCACCATGATCTCATCGATACGTGCCTTATCCATTAGCGGGAAACGGTTGCGGATAGCCTGTTCGATCTCCTGATCTGTGCTCCCGAGCTCGCGCTCTTTCTGAGCGAATGCTTTTAACTTAGCATCTAGATCACGACGGCCACGAGAAGCTTGTATTCTTCTACCAGCCGGTGTTGTACGTACATATTCAAATGAACCTCCTTCCGCAAGTGGCTCTCCCTTTACATACATACTACCAGCTAGCATTTGTGCTGCTGTCTTAGTGTATGGCTTACCAGAAGGTCCAGTGATTTCAACCGGCGTAAACATTTTATTTAGTTCATAAGCGCCATCTAATATAAAAGCATTCTTGCCGGGGAACTTAGCATTAAATAATGGGTGCTTAACACCGCCTTGTTGTACTGATTCAACATTCATGTTAGGATCAGTCTCAAACCCAGCAACTGCAAATCCCCACTTCCCATCGTTCATATATAGGTCTACCAGCGATGGCTCTCCAATTTCTCTCATCACCTTCTCGGCGTTAATACCAAGACGATCCATCAATTGCTTAGAAATGAACTTGTTAGGTTTTTTAGACACATAACCAATATCCCCTTCTACACCTTTCAGCGCAGACTTAGGAGCTATGCCACCTAATAGATTTGCAACAAATGCACCGCGAGCCTTAAAACTAGCAGGCTTATTATCATCTCCAACCTTATACGCCATCTCTGCAATCATCTCATCAATAACCTTAGGATCAGATAAATCTGCTTTTTTATACTTGTTTACAAACTCGTTATATGCCTTTTCACCAAATGCATCTTTTAATAAAACAAGGTCCTTACCAAAGAATTCATTTTTAAAATCAGAAGATTTAAGAACAGATTTTGGCAACATAGATATTCCATCCATCACATAACGCAAAGCATATGAGTTACTAAGTATTGAAGTAGGAGCTTGAGATGCTACTAGTGTAACACCGGGATTATTACCAAATACATCTTTTACATACTTCATCCAAGTGTTAACCTTGCTAATTTGTGTGGTAGCAAAACCTACGTTAGATGCTACATTATCTTTAATAGATAAGTATGCCGGGCCGCCATACATAAACACTTTCTTGCCTGACGGTAAAATCAATTCACCAACTCTTGTTGGGTCTGAATTAATCACGACAGCTTTACCATCATAATTATTATAAACATCTTCTATCGAACGCTGGTTTAATTTTTCAATATCTTTTGATTCATATACGTTAATAGCTGGTTGATCTGTAGTTCTTGCTTGAATCTTAAACTCACCTCCAGTTACAACTCCGGGCGCCTGAACAGTATTTAAATATTCTTTTACATTCTCTGCGCCAACAACCTCTGATATATCACGACCAGTGGTAAGTGCATCTGAAATCTGGGTAACCAAATTCTTAAAGGCAGCCACATCAGTATCAGATAACACAGGATTAAACCCTAATGCCTTAGCAATACTATTCACAAAGTCTATCACTGACTGTTTGAATCCAGTAGGTAGTTTTGTAATATCAATAGTACCTTCAGAGATATTGGCGATCATCTCTACAACCGCTTCATCGTTTACCACTCCTTCGCCCTCTACACCATAGTTATCATTGGACCAATTTAGAACTGCATCAACAGCTTTATCTGTCTTAGCAGCCTCTTTCATGCCCGCAATCACCTTATCGAAAAGCGGGGAGTTCGTGTTCCTTACAATATTAATCACAGGGTGCGAAGCCTCATGCCATACTACACGGCCATCGGCAATACCCTTAGCAAGTAATTCTTTATTAATAAGTATCTCACCAGTATCAGAAAGGAATACCCCCTCAACACCAGCAGGACCTTTACGCTCAGCTACAGCCGCTTCAAAGTCAGCTGTATTGTCAATCATATTAATCTTTACACCAGTTGCTTGTAGTGCATTCTGTGCCATCTGCACCTTCTGATCAACATCGCCCTTAACCTCATCGCCTAATCTCTCCTCTATTGTAGATTCCCCGCCAAACACATTAGGCATCTTACCCTCAGATAATGCCTTACTAATTTCGCTAAACTGCTCATCACTAAACTGCATTGGGTTCTTACCGTCAGCACCAGTCTTTACATTCTCAAATGTACCCAAATCAAATAATGATTCCTGACCAGCATTTCTACCGAACTCTAATCCTATACCTCTATACTTTGGATCTACTACGATATTTAAATCGATAGATACTTTATTGGAATTAGGGAACTTATATATACCAGCTTTGGTGGATCCACCGAGCTTAGCTTTATTAGCCTCTATAAAGTCAGCTATCTTCTTTGGAGTCAGTTCTTCTATGGTAGTATTCTCGGATAGCACTGGTATGATTAATCCCTTACCTTCATACTTCTTACCATCTAGATCAAACGTCGCGCCATCCTCTACCTCAGGCGCTAATGACTTAACCCTATCTACCTCTGCTAAAGTATTAGTCTCTATCACAGGCTTATCAACCTGTATGGCAGGCATCTTTACAGGTTCAGCGCCTTCCAGTATAACCGCATTCTCATCATCAGCCTTCTTAGCTACCTCCTTTATACTGTCAACCATTTTACTTGGCAAAGTATCAGGTAAGTTCTTAGCTTCATATTGCTTCATTAAGTTATCAGCATATAAAGCCTTCTGGCTATCACTAAGAGGATTACCATTCATATCAACCTTAGGCATGTTAGCCACAATGTTTGATATCTGGTCTACCCTTTTTACTGCTTCATCATATTGCTTAGAATTTATACCTCCATCATCAAGCATAGCTTTTAACCCAGACTTAGCGAGCATCGGGTTAGTCCCAGCCTCAAACCATAACTGTCGATAAAACTCTGATGACCTTCTCTTATCAATCACTGCAGTAGAACCAGCGAATACTGGTGCTATAATTGCAGTAGATAACATTACTTCCTTCCAGTTCTTTACCACATCTCCATCTATAGCTTCAGTTGCTAATTCTTCCACTTGCTCCTTTGCCATCATTTCTCCGGCCTTCTTCATAGCTGTGATAGTAGTAGGTCTTGCAGTAGCAAGAGTAACATTGCCGCCCTTGAAAGCCTTAGCTAATGAAGCACCTTCATCCATTATATTTGATAGAATACCAACAGTAAGACCGCTTCTGATAGCTCTACCTGCTGGATCATTTTCACCTTCCCTGAACTGCTCATCGTATTTCATGGCAGTAGCATCAAGACCTGCTATAATCGGAGCAGGTATTGCACCACCGCTAGCAATTGTTGGGATAATATTCCCTAAAGATCTAGCCCCAGATGTTGATAAGAGATGTAATACATTTTTTGATGTAAGATTAATATTCCCCTTATTAGGGTTAGGGAAGAACTCTATTTGGCCTTCCTGATATGCTGATTTAATTAAAGGATAAACACTTTCATATTTCTTGTCTCTTGACAACTCTGTATTAGCGATAATATCGTCTATCTTCTTTTTAGTATCTGCATTCGTAATCTTAGGTATATAGTCTACCTCTCTTATCGAAGACCCAACGTCGCCATAGTTTAGGATCTCATCAGTCATATATTTAGAGTGATCGCGCTTCATATCAGCAGCGATTCTTTCTTCTCTGTTTTTAGTTGCATAATCCCATATGCCAGACAAACCTCTCTCTAACCATTCTGTTGCACCAACAGCCACATTGTATATAGATTTTTTAGCGGATGGTGTCTCAAGTCCCTCTGTTACATCAAATAATATTTTATCAATATCTGCAGAAGATACATCTCCATATCTATTCATCTGAGAACGCTTGGTCTTCTCAACCAAGTTCTTCCAATTAGAAAGACTATTAATAAAATTCTCTGATGGCTTTGCACCGCTTTGGCTTACCCTATTAAAGTTTCTATCTATCTCAAATGCAACTGCAGATAAGCCAAGATCTTCTAACTCTTTTTTATACAACTGCTTATCCTCTTCAGGGGCATATTTATTATTTATTCTTTCTTCTAAAAATTTAGCCTTCTCAGGATCTGTAAGCTTTAGAGCATCAAGACCAGCGCCAATAAACATATTACCGCCACCAGTAGCAGCCCAATTGTTTACAACATTTTGATCTTTCATTCCTTGAAAGATAGCTGCATATGAGTCAACCTGTAAAGCTCTTAGAGCTTCAGCCTTGTCGTCTTGGTCTGGTATATTATCTGTAATCGCCTGTCTAATCTTATTAACACGATCTAATGCAGTTGTAAAGTTTGCTTTTATATTCTCACCAGTATTAGGATCGATATCGAGCTGTTGTAGCTTTGTAACATAATCAAGCTGTATATCAGCATCGGCGTCACTCAACCCTTTAGCAGTCATTGAGCTTTTCAGTAAGCTACGCCATCTATATGCAGCCTTACTTTTATCATACTCTGCTTTATTTGTTTGGTACTCTTTCGCCTTGTTTACAATAAAATCATCATCAGCCTCAAAGTCATTGACAGCAGAAGATAGAGCAATTGGGTCTACACCTAAGCCTTGTGCTTTAGGCGTGATAGCCTTTATATCAGCTCCTCTTAGTTTTGTTAGAGGCTCCGATACTGATGGTAATTGTGATGGGGAAGTAGTAGCAGATGGTTCTCCAGTAGGTTGCACAGTAGTCTCCAACAACCCTGTACCATCTTTTTTTTTTAAGCCTAATGTATTTTGAAAGTCATCAAAGTCAAGAAATAATTTACTATCAGATACTGCATTAAAAACTCCTTGAGGATCTTTACTCAATTGAGATTTAAAATCTGCCTCATCTAAAAATATCTTCTTAGACTTCGTGGCTTCGAATAAACTTTTAATTGGATCTGGCATTGGTTATTATTTTACAACTCCGCCACTATTAATAAAATCTGTTCTCTGCTGAATGTTCATCTTTTTAAACTGATCAGCAGTGATAGTCTTTGCTGGCTGAGTGGCTTTAGGAAGTGATCTGAATATTTCTGGATCTGCTTTAAATCCAAGATCTGGGGCAGACTGAATTATTGAAGATTGGAATTGATCAGGAGACTGGTTAAATAATTTACCTGTTGGTGATAGGCTATAATAGAATCTATTCTTTTCTGGGGAATAAAGAACTCTTTGATATGCTTGTTGGTAGCTGCCAACCTTAAAAGGCTTATATGAACTAAATGCATCAGTAACATCAAACATATTTAACCCTTCTGCATTTACTGTTGCGCCTCTAAAACCACCTCTATTTTCAATAATACCCTGTACGATTGTAGTTGGGTGATATGGTTTAGACTCAAGGCCAGTAGCAGATTTATCTCCAATGTTAACAGTGATTGGAGGCTTAGCTATATCAACACCTCTATTTAATGTAAACTCTTTAGCCTCACCCTTTTCATCATATTGCTTAGCAAGCCTTAAAAAATCCTTTGCATAAATACGCTCAAAGCTTTCTATGTTTGCAGAGTTAAAGGGATTGATAAATCCGGGCATCTTGTCAAACATATTAACATTGTTCTTAGAGATTGTAAGCGCCACATCTTTAGCGTTAGGCACACCTGCAGCCTCAAGCACTTTAGCGTTATGATCTCTTATATAATCAATAGCACCGATATATAATTTCTTCTTTGTCATTGGGCCAGCTTGTCCGACAAACTGCTCATACTTTACTGGATCTAATTCTTTATAAGAATCCTTAGTACCCGGTATAGATATAGTAGAAATAACCTCTTTTAATACAGGTACTTTATATTTTAAACCAGTAACATTATCAGTTCTTTCTTCCTCACTCTCAAATGGGCTAAGCTTATAATTATATCCTAATGATAAAGTCTTCTTACCTGTTGGGTCAATCTTTAAATCACTTTTAATATCAGCATCCTTCTTCCTCATATCATCCATTTCCTTGAAGGCGCCAGTATCCATAGCGGTCCTATTAGTATACACCTCAGGATGCGCCATCACCTCATCTCTTATAAAAGCAACAGGATCTGCGATGTTTGAAATATCTCTAAGGCTTCTCCCGGTCACATTACCTTGCATATCCTTCTGCTCTTCAAATATTGATTTATTAGCGAATGAAAGTATTGATGCTTGGTCCATGCCCATCTCATCAGCTAATACTTTACTAGCATCTGCGACTCCCTTATAGAATGACGAATATGTGTTGTTTAATTGAAATGCCTTATTGGCTATCTCCTGAGCTTTTGCCTGAAACTCTGGTGTGTTAGCAGCGGCCTTTAACTCTTGTACACCTTGATTGAATATTGAATTTCTAACTTCAGCAGGCACGTTAGCAGCATCCTTGTAGAAGGTTCTAAGATTTTCCTGAGTACTACCAAATAGCTTTTGGTTAGCATCACGCTGTGCTAGTATAGTCTTCTGTATCTCCTCCTCTCTCTTCCTCTTAATCTCCTGACCAGCCATGATAGATCTAGCCAGTAGCTCATAGCCACCATCTCCTGAAGGAATAACTGGGTTTACTGTAACTGTTATTGCCATTATCTTCTTCTTACTGAATTCATGAATGAAGCAAAGTCAATTCCGGATCCACCAGCAGCTGCACCACCTGCAGCTCCAGCTGCTCTACCGGCACCACCAACAAGTCCACTGCTAAACATAGAGCTAGCTGCCCCCATTAGACCTTGGCCAATCCCCTGCGCAGCAGCCTGTCTCATCCCAGCAGCTCCAGCAAGAATGTTAGCTCTAGCCTGAATGTTACCTAATTGGTTTTCAAATAATTGTTGTTCTGCCTGTTGCTGCCCTTGAAGCGCCCCATAGTAAGCTTGTCTTCTGCCTTCCTGTAAACTTTGGCCTTGCATAGCAGCTTTCAACATAGTATCCTGAGCCTGCTCACCAGCACCGGCAACAAACTGTAAGAATTGGTCTGGACGTGCAGCCTGACGAGCAGCAAATAAATTAGTAGCCTGTTGGCTAGCCACGCCCCTTTGCATTGCAGCCATCAATGGATTCTCCTGAGCAGCGAGTCTTGACTCTGCAGCAAGTCTCTGTGCAGCTTCAGACATCTTAGGTTTAGGTAGCTCACCCATCAAGCGTGTGATCTGTCTAGCAGCTTGAGATTGTGCACCAGCACCAACAATATTAGAAATAGCACCTGCTCCACCCAATATAAGAGGTATAGCTAAAGGTATTGGCATAATTTGAAAATTTGTATAGTTACAAAAATATGATTATTAATTCTTTCTACTATGAAAATCCGATATAGTTTTACACACTCTGTCCAGTGCTGCCATTAAACCCTAGGTTCACGAACTTCAACGCCCTCTTAGTAGCGGCAGACAGATAGTAAACTATAAACTTGGCGATCTCGCCCCTCATCCTATCCCCATTCCACATGGCTATGTTATACCCGCCAGTGACATTAGGGCTAATCCTATCTCTCTTTATCCCGGCATAACTAACCCCTTCCTTTATAACAAACTCTAAATCAGTTATATCCGTACTCTGTACATTTGGGACCTCGGTTCTTACATGCACCCTTGTAGGCGTATCCCCTTCTATCCCTACGGAGTCGTAAACCTTTACGGTATTGCCAGCCTCATTGTGCAATCCAGCTATAGCGGATGCCTGAAGGGTACCGTAGAATGTATTGATAGGCCCGTTGTGTACATATGGTAAGCCATCTTTGAAGGACACGAGCCGCCCACCTACATTATTCATCCACTCTGGACGGAAGCCATACTTAGAAGTAAACCTGCTGGCAGCATTCTGATATGCATATACCCCACCAGTACCATCATACGGATCATAGAAGTTCGTCATTATCTGTGTAACGTACAGGGTGCTAGATAGTAATGTATCCGATTCTATTACCAAATGGCTAGAGGTAGATGCGATAAAGCACCCAGTTAAACCAGCCCCGTATACCTTCTGCCCCATATAGAATACCTCAACCGGCTGAGCACAAGTGATCTTGTATGTTAGATCAGGTACTAAACTTGTAGTTATGGTAGTTGAGTATGGCATTAGCACTGAGTTTGTGAAAGTGAAAGAACGGTACCAGTTAATGGGTCTAAGTTCCAAAGACTACCACTGGCGTTAACATATGCATAACCAGTGACAGGCGTAGGAGGAGCACCAGAGAAGAATAAGACTGTGCCCGGTCCAAACGGATTACCAGTGTAAGGGGTAATAATGTCGTACATACTAGCAGTTGTACAAGCCTCATTGGTTGTATTACCAATACCTGCTGGTACTAGTGTTATGATATCCCAGTCTGATACAATACCACTTCCTGTGATAGTAGTAGAGGCGCCTCCACCAGTAAGAACTATGTTCTCGCTATATGAACCAATAGCCAATCCAGCCTTTAATCTTATCCAAATATTAGTGCTCGCAAGTGCACCACCACTATAAGGTATAGTAGCACCAGCAGTGCTAAACCCTGTAGTAGCGCTTGTTGTTGACACTTCAATATTGGTAGAAGCAGGGATTGTTATATTGCCAGAAGCAGGGGATAGGTTAAATCCTGTAAGCTGGATCTGCACAGCTGTAGAAGGTCCGGCTGAATCAACATAGTTTAATATACTTGTTGAGCTAGGAGTTGCAGTTAATATAGCTCCAACTGGCGAAGTAACAGCTCCAGATAATGAAACGCTTTCCGATCCACCTCCACCAACAATTGTCAATGTTCCACTAGGTGTGCTGACTGGCAACCCACCAACCATTCTTACATATATAGTATTAGTAGCTAATAACCCTGTTCCAGTATAAGGCACAGTTATAGACGAACTATTAGCTAATGCGGTTGTACCAACAGAGAATCCAGCAGGCGCTGTAATTGTCAGGTTGCCATTTGGAGAAAGATCCGATGCAGTTAAAGTGAATGACTGCGATGTAGAAGGACCTGCGCCAAACTCATAAGTGAACCCTGATAGGTTATCAGGGACAGCAGTAATTACTGCATTAGCCATAGTAAATATATAGCCATAGGTTTCAATCTCAACATCACTTAATACAGCATTCTCAGGGACAACACCCATTCTAGGCATAGCCACCAGATACTCTTCATGAAATGGATCAACCATACCAAGTACCCTAATTGGAAGGTTAGTATTAATTGCATTATATACCGATGGCTCTTGCTTATTCTCTAGGATTGCAAGGCCAGACTTTTTAAAGAACTTCCGCATCTTATTATCTGAGATAGCAGACAATCCATTCATATCATACTTTACCCACGCTCCACGATTGGCATCAAAATAGATAACCTCTCCAGACCATCTAAAGGCGCTCTCTGGATTTATGGTTCCAAAGGCACCTCTTAATATATTAATATTGCCTATTACCCCCGAGCTCTTGGCTATGAGGGATGAGCCAGTATTATCAAATAATTGAGTCTCGCCTACATATATATTTGCTGTGCCCTGCTCACCAATCGCAAGCATCACATTACCTTCAAATTGAATCTTAGAAGTAATAATCAACTTCTGTATAGAATGCAGTTCTGTAGGTAAATCCACAAAATCTAAAGCCTCAAATGAACTTAAACCGTTTAGCTTAGTGCCGGGTAGGTATGTACCAGAGTAGGAAATACTAACTGGTCTTGGCGATTGTGTGGCTGAGGTAATAGCGTTAGCCATACCTATACCTGTATACCAATTCTGCCAGTACCTTTTATTGAGACTCATATTCTCAGTAAAATATGTACCCGGTGTAATTAGTTTTATATATACATCACCACTTAAAAATCCGTATGTTTTTGCATAACTTCTAAAGTTGCTAGTAGGATTAGCTACCTCGTACATATTACCAACCTCATAGTAGAACTCCTGTTCACTAAGAACGTATGGTATACTTAATTCATATAGAGGATCAGGGACTACAGCAGAAGACCCAATATCAGCTGGTTCAATAATTATATAATCTCCAGACTGGTCTTTAACATTTAAGGTAAATTTAGTACCGTCACTTTTATACACTCTAACAACTGCCTCTTCATCAACATCATATGTATATCCCATTCCCAATGCAGCTAAATTCTTTGTCAGTATACCTATACCATATGCACCAACGCTATAAGTATCCTGATATGTTAGGTTGCCGGTAACTGGGTCCTTAATAACGTATTTGAAATCGTCACGCCACTGCATAAAAGAAGAAACAGTCAAGCATTTTGTTCTTACAATACTGTAATACCAAGCCCAATCTGGTATCTCATTCAGCGCATTGGTCTGTGATAGGCTCCATATAATATCCCTATTGTAAGTAAAGTTAGAATATGCAGTATCAGCAGTAATAGCCTTTGCAGGTTCATTGCCAATCACCCCACCGCCTCTTCCGTACTTATCATAAAACACAATACCAAGTCTATAGTATGTATTACTCTTAAAGTTAATCCCACCTGCACCCGCTGCAGTTACTGGTGGAAGTAATGGTAAGTTGGTAACATCAGCATAATACCCAGTATACTTAAACGTAAGTAGCGTACCACCCTCAAATGTAGCTATTTGCTCAGGAGTAATGAAGTCTACAGATGGAGAGAATAAGTTTAGATCATTTATAAAATTAAGTGTAGAAGGGAATGATGGAGGGATTGGTTGCGTATCTGGATAGAAATATTTATACCCACCCTCGTATGCAATACCAACATAATATCCTTTTAATACAACACCAAGCTTTAGATACTCAAGCTCCATCCATACCCCAGTTACTTTATTGTATACAATAGGTATAGCTTTTGCTGATAAAGAAGTAGTGTTTGGGTCGTTATAGCCATATACGTTATTACCCAAGAATAATCTATTCTTAGCAATCTCTAGTGTCTCTGAACTAACAGGCACATAGTCGTAAGGCTTTGAGTATTCTGCTGGAGCAACAGCTGCACCTGCTGTGTCATTATAGAATCTGTAAGTAAGAAATGACCCACTGTTATGTGTTGCAATATCTGACTTGTTAAATGTCTTAATTATGAACATCTTCCCGCCAGTCATGAACTTAACAGCAAACTCCACCGAAGTCACATCCTGCTCAATAAGTCGGTTAGGATGCTTAACGTCTATACAGTTTATACTACCGCCATCTAAGTCATAAGGTATCATATTAGACAGTGGAGCAAATACAGACTTCTCGCCGTCTCTATATACATAACGATACGTAAATTGATACGCATTATTATCGATAAAATTATTTATTAAACCAAGTTCAACCTGTGCAGTAGCTGTAGCTGGGAAAACCGGCTTCCACCTAATCACAGTTAATACACTCTTTGCTAATAACCCATTAATAGTTACCACGACACCAGAACCGGTACCGCCAATTACAGCTGAGTTAAAGGTGAACGTATCACCATTTCTATAGTACCTACCAAAGTAGGTCATAACCACTTTTGTTACAACGCCACCAGCAACTGTAACAGTAGCCCTTGCACCAATACCAATATGGGCTGGGTTCGGGGGAGTAGTATTGCTAACTGGTACATCTACATAAACACCATTAGTATAACCAGATCCGGGCGTAGTAATAAGCGGGTTAAACAATTCATATCTTTCTACGCTTGTAGAGTAAGATGGGTGATTAGCTTTAATCGCTGCCTCAACATTTATCTTTTTCTGTAATCCATTCTCTATCCAATACATTAAATCACCAATCATGGCGATACTATGTATAAACCTGTCCTGATAGAAGTATATGAGATTATCGTTATTTGTATTCTCTAGCAGAGTGTAGATCTTATCAGTATCTGCATCGTAACAATATATGCCATGCCAACCTGTAGAATTGTAGTTAAACCAAAAAAGTCTTCTCTTTGCATAATCCTCATATGCACCAATAGTCTTATTCCATCCGTATTGTGGTAGCGTAAATGTAGTTGTAGCACCTACACGATCAATGGTCTGGTTCTTTAGTTGGTTACCTTCGATGTTAGTAATCTGCCCAACCTCACCATTCTCTGACGTAACAAACCTAATATTAAGAGCCCCAAGGTATTCCTTAGGGTCCATTAAGTATGAGGCGTCGTCATTATTAATTCCGACCGTGAATGCTTTTTTTACTACAGGCATTATTAATTCTTTATGACAGGACCGTACGAAGCTTGTAGACTACGACGGATATCCAGTGTATCAATAGTATTCATTCTTGATCTGAGGATGCGGAGCTGATTATAAAACTCATCCTTAGCAAGTTGTCTTTCGCTAAGATTGAATTGTCTACCGTGCTCTTTCATCTTCCAGAATATATATGCCTTGATCGTCTCGATCGCATAAGGATGAACCGAATTTGAAGCGTTAAGTAACATACCATCAGATATGTAATCCATAACGATAAACTGCCCAGAGTAGCTCACATCTAATTGGATCTCATCACGCTCTCTGAGGATAACAAAGGATTCTCTAAAGCCCGGGATGTTATTGAATATACGTCCCAGATGTTCACCTTTGTCATTAATATAATTCGTATACCAGAACCCTTCCCAGTTATTAGGAAGTATTCCATTGGCTGCTTCGATGTCTCCATAGGGGATCTTGTTTCCTTGTGAATCAAATTTGTTTAAACGATTAAAGGAATCTCTCTTCTCTCCCCATGGGGATATATACTGGCCGAGTTCATTACCGACTCTTATGTAATCAACAAAGTCTACAGGGAGAGTAGCAGCCTTATAGGAATTTACTGGCAAACGTACACTCTTGATATTTTGAAGGACATCAAAGTTCAACTCACGCAGACAAGAAACCGCATAGGTCATAAACTGTAGATACCAATGCATTGGATAATTCCTGTCAGCGAGAGCGCCCCTTACGATTTTATCTAGTGTACTTACTTTCATTGCCTTTCATCTAATTTATTCTCTCCAGATGGAGTCTGAACAAGTATATTATAAACCTGTGTAACAACCTGTGCCTCTAGATCAGCTGTTAATGGCAGCGTCTCGTAGTCAGATACAGTATTTAAATCCACACCAACCAGCCTGATATACACTGAACTCACGCTCATACCCGGCAAGTTCTTAGTAAAGATAATATCCTTACCAACAACCTCATACCCAATCAAACCAGATAATTCGCCAAGCAAATCCTGTGGCTTGATAATACCATACATGCTGGTAGGGATGGGAACGAACGGCTCCTCAATAGCATCAATCTTAGACACATGAAGCACACCCATATTCCTTGGAAGACCAATAGGAATAGATGGTAATGTCGCCTTACTTAATGTTGTCTTATATGTAGTAACAGGTACGTTATCATAAGTATATACCATGCAGTTAGTAGGTATAGTATCACCTTCTGGCATGTTAACGGCAAAGTGATCTGCCTTTAACAACTGGTTAGCTACCTGTGCCACAAGCACCTTAATCTCGTTTAGGTTGAAACGACCACTAATTACAGGATTGCCGTTAAGCAAACGCTGCACCTGTTCCGCTATTTTATATTTAGTTGTCATTGACCTTGTACTTCTTTGACGTTAGCAAACTGAGAAATCATCTCACTAGACATATTCAAACCGTAGTAAGAGAGAGCGATCACGATGATATTCATGATGTCGGCATCTCTCCACTCAAGCTGCGTAGAAGTAAGAGGATTGTATGTTATAGCACGACCAGCCTGTGTGTATCCGAAAACAGGAACAGCCGGTCTTCTAAAGTAATAAACACCACCAGTGGCAGTAGCCTCTGGGAATAGCTGAATTCTATTAAAGCTATTCATAATTGCTACAGGCTCATCCGCATTAACAGGGATAACCTGAGACTCCAATCTTTCAATCAACTCTTCCTCATTCATTACCTGAACGGCGGAGTATACGTTTCTCCCGAGCTGCGCATTATACACTGTAGTGAACAGTGATATTAAATGCATATAGTCACCCGGTAGTGTAATTAATCCAGCAGGAGAGGTTAAGCTTGTGAATGTATACTTAGACTTAAACGCACTAAGCGCATCGTCAATACGTTGAGAATCCCCATAGTTCTTTGCCTGTACATTCGAAGGCAGCTTTGGGTTTGTGTGGTACTGGTTGAACAGAACCATCTGAGCTTTGTCCAATACAAGATCTATCTCCGCTGGGGTGATAAATGCATTCTGCTCCTTATTAACGAAGTACAGAATTGTTTTATGGACATCATTGATATTCATCAGAACTTACTATTAGGGATATTAACTGTCTTTCCAATTTGCGAACCTCTCTTCCAATTCAGCGCATTAATAAATGCAACTGGGCTGTCATTCTTAGCATGGCGAGCAAAGAAGCTTTTAACCTGACCTTCACTCTTGCCACCCTTCATACCCCACTTGCCACGGTGCTTAGCCTCACCACCCTTCAGCGTGATCTCACGATCCGTCTTTGGATTGGTGCCGGTAGCCTTCCAAGCGTGCTTACCATCCTTCGCAGCCATTACATGAAAAAGCGCCATACAGAAGAGATTTGTTTTCTTAATGCAAATATCCCAATAGCTACGATCAATAGCCACAATTTCGCCCGGTCAATTCTTGAGTCCAGCTTATAGGCCTTGTACTCGGCAGACAGGGTGATCATGGCAGCCCTCTCAGTTACTAGGGTATCCTTCAGCGAACGAACGTCATATAGCAATATGCGCTCATAGGCTACATCTCTTACCGTGTTAGTAGTAATCTTATTTCTATATACTATAGAATCCTTGGCGCTGTATGTAAGTACCCCCGATCTGACAGATATACGGGCACGCCCTATTGTAGTATCAAAATCCTTACAAGGTATTTTTTCAACCTTCTCTATGATAGAATCTCTATAAATTATAGAGTCCTTTACTTCTGTTATTACTGTGGTGTCATTTACACAGTACCCTCTCCTAATCACCTCACTAGCAACCTGCTCGAATTTCTCAGGATCTTGCATCACCTTTTTTACTGGATTGCATCCCAAGAGAATCAATACTATAAGAGCATTAATTGATAGTTTTAGGCTTAGGGGCATCAATTTCTTCTGGTTTAATAGCGAACAGTCTGTTCTGGGCTAGGAAGGTTTCAGTTGCCGTAACACGTCGTTCTAGATTCTCGATCTTGATTGTGGTGGCTGCCTCCGCTTGGAGTAGCGACTTTACATCTGACCTAATTTCCTGTAGAAGACTCCACAGTACCAATCCAAATCCGGATATGATCATCGGGCTTAACCAAGATTTAACCCTGTCCAGACTGTTCGCCATAGTTTAAGACTTAAATACACTTAATAATTGAGCCTTAGCAAGTACGGTCAAAGCCTCATTGCTTTTAATGAATTCCTTCAATGTGGACTCATCACTCGGATCGAGGTCAAGAGTTTCCCCATTGTAGATCTTCTGGGCCCATGTAAACATTTTAAGTGCATCTCCTTTGTTTGCTGAAGCGAGCTGAGAAGACAAAAGCTTACCAAGGGTAATGAACGATCCGTCCATGTCCTTTACTTCTGTTCCGTCGAGTCCCTTCAATGCTTGGTTGAAATCTAACATAGATTATATTTTACACAAAGATATGTAATACAATACTATTTCAGAAAATTTACGACCCTTGGTTTTGCACATCACCTGTAATAGTGAGTCCAAGCTTTTGGGCAATCCAATCCCACGCAAAGGAGTCCTGATCCCAGTCTTGGTAATCCTGACCTTCCATTACTAGGTTGCCGGATGCCACCTGACCAACGCCAGATACTATCAGGCTGTACTGGAACTTAGCCCACTGGCCAAGCTCAAGCTTTACAGCAGATGCATCTAGGATTGTCGCCTGCTTTACCTCACCATTAAACCAAATACTTACTGGCTGAATAGTCTTCATAATTAATTGTTTTCCTGTGTGTTAGGGGTAGGAGGGGCCCAAGGCAGAGGTAGAACAACCACTGGTGGGGTAATCTGATCCTGAATGTTCTTAGTTAATTGAGCGTCCAAGCTTGCCACGTCAACCAGCTCATTCAACCATCCTTCTACTTGAGGTTCTGTGATCTCGTTGTAGGGGGTGAAATGTGTAAGATCGGGGGCACCACAAGGTGTTACTCCGGGGAAACCTGCTGTGTAAGTTTTAGCAGTCTCGCCTTCTCCAACTGTTTCTGTAGCCAGTCTCGTCCAACAGATTGATTTTACTACATCTGTCATACCATCTTCTGATGGTGCTGCGGGCATCGCTGTGATTACCCATTTGATTTCAATTGCCATTTGTTTTTATTTAAAGCGGTTTTTAACTGAGTTTTCTATTGCCTCTATTTCTTTTGGATTTCTAGATGACAAAGCCATTTCTAGTACCTGCTCATTAGAAATCTCACTTCTGTCTATAAAGTTAGTTAGATCAATTAAGCTAAGATTAACACTCAAAGGCGATCGGTGCTCTATATTACCCAAGCTTCCTATATATAATAAATTTACTGTTTTTATAGCATTCGACCTTAGATTATTGTACTTATCAGTAAACGTAGGCTTGCAATAGATATCCTGTATGATCCACTTAAATGTTGGCTCCATTAATATGTTGTTTTAATAAATTAACCTCTGCACTCAATTCCTTTATAGACTGAAGCAACAGGGGAATTAGTTTCTCATGGTCAACAACTAGCGCAGTTGTTACATGATCTTCTCTTTCTTTGTCCACCTCTCTAACAGCAAATGGATAAACAGCCTGAACCTCTTGAGCTATCACTCCAACCTCATGCCCTGCTCTTCCTTGTTCTTCTTTAGCCAATTCATTCCAATCAAACTCTACACCTCTTATGGCATTCACCTTATCAAGAGCATTAGCAATTGGGGTTACATTATCCTTGTACTTAGCGTCAGAGTATGCATTCTGAAAAAGAGGGCCACCTATATATAATGCTCCGTTTACAGGCCCAAACCATGCATTAGGATCGTATAGGAAGTTCTCCCCGTTACTAGGTGTTGTATTTATATAGTAATTATAAAAACTCCACCCACCATTACCATCACTACCACTCGTACCTGAACCTCCCACGCCAAAACTACTAGACCCCAGACCCGCTCCCACTCCTGATGAATTTCCATTAAAACCATAAGGATTAATTTGTACAGTACTACCACCTATACTACCACCGCCGGTACTTATATAAAGTTGTTGACTTTGTAATTCACTTGGCATAATTATTTATTTATTAATGATTGTAAAATATCAATTTGTTTTTGCTGTTCTTTAATAGCCTCTACAAGTACTGCAACCATGTTCTGATACTTAACACCCTTTCTTCCGTCTGTGCTAGTAGAAACTAATTCAGGGAATTCCTTTTCTAATTCTTGTGCTATAAAACCTATACTATTGTTCTCTTCGATATCAATACGGTCGTATATAACACCCTTAGTATTAAGCACACGAGCTAGTGGATTTTCGATCTCTCTTATATTTGTTTTAATACGAGCATCAGAGTTTGCAATTATATTACCGGTAGCATATATATCACCGATAACATATAGGCGATACCCAATGTCAGTGTTGGCATCTCCTATAGTCACGTTACCTGTAGATCCAAAGAGTCCGTATCTGCCTGTCCAAGTAGACCCGTTGTAAGAGAATAGAGCGAACTTAGATGTTGCAGTATTTCTGATAACAAACTCAGCACTACCTGCACCGGGAGAAGAAGCATAGTCGATACCTGTTACAGTAAAGTAGGCACCGTTAGTAAAACTATTACCACCATACAAACTAACACCACCATTAGACATAGTAGGATATATCTGACCACCGGTTGAACTTCCCTTTACTTGTACCCCTGAAGATCTGATGATACCTGCTGTATAGATGGAAGTATTCGTACTAGCAAGGTCTGCGAAATAAGTAGTATCAGCAGAATCATAGAAAATAGGCGCACGCATATCTCCTGTAGCTGTAGCAGTCCCTCCTTGGTTTACAGTAAATACATTCGATCCACCTGAATTTCTATATATAAACAAATCAGCCCCTTGTATATACCAATGGTTAGAATGGTATTGTATCTTACCATTAAACTCCCCGTCCCATGCAGATGAATCCGCTCTCCAAGAACCTACTGTTCTAATAGAAGTAGTTGAATTCGGGTCTAAGTAGTATGATGTATTAGCAGAGTCATAGAAGATAGGAGCCTGAACAGAAGTAGTAACAATTAAATTACTTGATCCATCAAGTGTCATAGCTACTGTACCACCACCGGGATTATTTTGAGCATCATTATGTGTTCCACCTCTAAACCAAGAAAACCTGCCATCGCTTCTAAAATATGAAGTATTAGACTGCACGCCAATTCCATATTGTGTACCCCACAGATTTATCATCTGTCTTGTCTGACTTCCAAATAGAAGAGAAGCAGAAGTGCCAACATTTACATTACCATTAAAAGTAACAGCAGTAGAAGTACTTGCCCCTCTACCAGTTACAGTTGCAAGTGTTTCACCTGCTGCAGTACCTGTAATACTTATCCCCCATGTACCACTGGCTCCTCCACCTGTCAAGGTTGGAGAATATGAATTATAATTACCCGTATCAATAACATCATAGAATGTTGCACCACCTCTACGCTGTTTCCAAGTACCTTCCGCCCAGCCGTTAGAGTTACTGTTAAGATAAATCGATCCATTAGTTATTAAACTATAACTCGTATTAATGCCCTGACCAATACCTACATAATCAAACTGAGCGCCATACATTCTTGATGTACCTGAGAATCTACCATAATACGATGTATTAGATGAATCGTAGAAATATGGAGCGCGGAATGATCCTGATGCAACAGGGTCTCCTGTAAAGTTTATACTACCATCTGTAGCAAAAGATGCCCTTACTGCTGATGTTGTACCTGTCATAATTCTAACACCCTTACTTGATGCTGTTCTCTGAGCAAGAGTCAACCATCCTGCATCTGCAACAAGTGTAATACCTTCTGCAGTATATACATCACTATCAGACGTTCCTCTAATTAAAAAATATCCTCCTCCACCACCACTAGAAGTATTGAACTCAAAACCTGCATAATCACTTGCAAGAGGTTGAAATCTAAGAGTATAGTTAGTTCTAGTACCCGCACTAACTCCTGTCCAAGGAACTGAACTAGCACTACCCGCTGACCCCGTAATACTAATTCCCCAAGTTCCTGATGCTCCTCCACCTGTTAAGGTTGGAGCATAACTATTATAGTTATTAGAATGTAAATATGTTGAAATTTGACCTAACGAGTTCTCATGCTTTAATACCCTTCCTCTGAAATAATAGTTGCCACTATCAGTAGGCTCACCCCAATACACATCCTTATTTGTTTCATAATTATAAACTCCTGAAACAGTTGCATTATTTGATAGGTGAGGTATTCTCCAATAACCTGAAATAGGAGCGATCTTTAATATTGGAGTACTTACACCCGTCCAGTCTCCACTACCACCTGTATAAGCAGATGTAAGTGTAACACTCCCATTAAGTGTTAAAGCGGAGGAGGTGCTTGCGCCTCTTCCGGTAACTGTAGCTAGAGTATCTGATTCAGCAGTAAGATATGTATTAGTGTCTACTGTTAAAGTACCATCACTATTTGAAAACTTAACGAAACCGTTTGTGGTATAACTAAGTAATCTTACTGTACCAGTGCTACCTATTCTCATCTTCTCTGTTAATGAAGTACCATTATGAGTAGATATTTGAATATTATGCGCATTGCCAGCAGCCCCAGCCATTGTGAAATCAATACCTGCTACGTTTGTTGCAGCTTGACCTCCTTCTGTTGATGCAGCTACAATCCAACCTGTAGATTGGCCTGCACCAGCTGGTCTACCTCTTAACTCTAATTTACCGTATGCGCTTGCATTTGTTGCACCTTCTATGATGGCAGTTGTTGCACCACTTGTACCAAAAACGTGTAATTTTTGTGTTGGGGAAGTACCTATACCCAAGCCAGTAGAGGTAAGACGCATTTGCTCACTACCTGATATTTGAAAAGCAATCCCAGTTCCGTTTGTATTATTTAATTGAGCAAGACCAGTTCCAGTTGGAGCCATATTAATTCTTGCATCAATGTTTGTTCCCGCTGATTTTAACCACAAAATATCTGTATAACCACTTGCTGCCTGTAAAGTCAAAGGAGTATTTGCAACTGGACTTGAAGTTCCAATACCAATACTTCCAGAAGCATCATAAACTGCACTATTTCCTATTGCACTTGAACTTGTAAACTTGGGGATATAGTTGGTAGTACCTGAAACGGCTGAAGTGGTAGCTGAGTTACCGGATATATTTGTAATCGTCCATGTCCTGTCTGCAGATAAATCGTATGATGTTCCGTTGATTGTTAGTGTTCTATTACTTGGAACTCCCCCGAGCCCGGCCAAACTATACTGAGGAATATTTAATACTCCTGCAGAATAGGTAGCAGCGCCAGATGTACCAGTAGTAGTTAAACTAATAGCAGCTCTTGCTCTAGTATCTGTATAATAAAGGTTAGTACCTTCAGCGATATTTGTAGTTGTTAAACTAACAGCGCCAGTAAACCCGTTTACAGAAACTACCGCGTCTGTGTTGTCAACCTTCTCCCATGCAGTACCATTAAAGATCGCCCAATCTCCAAGCTTCCAGTCTGTGATACCGTTTAGGTTTGTAGAACCAGCAACTGATACCACATAATAATATCCCTTAGTTCCAACAGAACTTGTAAGAGATGGAGAGTTAGTAGAAGCATCCCATGCACCCTGATAAGTTACACCTCCAGCTAAACCATTTACTTGATTCTGCAACTTACCGAATGCAGTTAAAATAGAATCAGTAGCAAGTACAGTGCCACCGGTTACGTTTAAACCGGTAAGCACCTTACCTGTGACTGCGGATGTAGATAGTGTTACAGATGCAGACCCCGGACCTGATGCCGTAGCCTCACCTGTTAATGAAGTTATATAACTACCCTGAGCTTGATACTGAGGTATATTAAGTACGTTACTAACTAATGTAGCAGCGCCACTTGTACCTGTAGTAGTCAGGGATGTAATTCTATTTGTATATGCTACGTCCCAATTCGATTGAGACGCAGTGGTTGGTAAAGAATAACCAGCTGTAAAAGAAAGTCCTATTGTTCCACTTCCTGTTACTGGAGTATTAGATACTGAAAATCCAGTTGGAACAGATAGCCCAACTGAAGTAACCGTACCTACGCTCCAAGTTCTATCAGAAGATAGATCATATGTGACTCCATTAATTGTTAATGATCTAGTCTGGTTAACAGGGGTATACCCTAAAGCATTTTGCTTATTGTTAAAGGTAGACCAGTCAGTGGAGCTAAGCTTACCAGTTATGGTAGCACTAGCAACAGGAAGATTAAAATAATGTGTATTGCTAGAGGAAGAGATTGTGAAATCAGTTCCAGTAGTTGTTGTAGATAAATATTGTGAAGGAGTAATTAATCCATTGATAGATGCTATACCAGAAGGGAATGTAGTTGAAATATCACACAAGTGGCTATTCTCAGTATGAATAGTCATTGTTCTAGTGTTGTTATCTGTGGCGTATACCCTTACCGCTATTCTATCTGTAACAGTTAAAGCAGTAGTAGACATCGCTACGGTAGTCGTATAGTACTCTATTGCAGTACCATTAGATACTGACTCTGGGGTGCCAGAAGAACTACCTATTAATGTAAATGTAGTACCATCATACTTAAATACCTCAACATAGAATTTTGATGAGTTACCTGCGCTACCCATTGAAGCATATAAACCGAATCTCCAAGCACCAGATGGCACGCTAAGCAAAGATGGGTCATTCACGTCAGTTAAAAACTGGCATATTAATCCATCTCCTGTTTTACTAAAGTCAGTTCCAGCTCCAATAACTGGCGTCTTACTCATTTGAAAATATCCGCCAACACTAGCAGAAACACTTCCATTTAGATAGTATACTAATCCACCTCCACCACCAATATCAGGGAATGATCCAAGAGTACCGTCACCTTTTACATACTGTGTAGATGTACCGCCAATAACATTACCAAGAGTTTTATTCTTCCATAAACTTGTCGCTGCTTCATACATCAACAAGTTTTTATTTGCTATAGAAGAGATGGCAACGTTATGAAGTTCTTCCATCTCAAACCCGTTCTGCACCTTAACAAAGATCTCACCATTTACAGATTGAACTCTTGTTACAACCCCTATAAATACTAGGTGAGCTGGCGCAGATGGTTTATTAACTAATCCGAATATTAGGTTACCATTTGTCCCCAACCATACTGGGTCACCAGCAGTGGCTGTAGATGTATCAAGACCAGCCAGCAATCCTTCTGTGACTACATTAACCTGATCATTAGTTACACCACTTGTCTCTATAAGTCCAAGCGTCTTTGATGATGTTAAGTCTGTAACATTTGACGCCTTAGATACAATCATATTAGTACCGTCTGCACTAGATACGTATACTGCTTGTCCTTTATTAATTGCCTCACCAAGTTTTACCTGATGTCTTAATACAGATGATGGGAGCGGGCCAAGATCAGCAACCAACTGAGGGGCTGTTCTATATTTAACGACACCGCCATCACTTACAAGAAACTTATCTGTGTCAACAGTAGCGTTAGCAATTGTATTTAATTGCGTAGTACCGTCTACTATTAAACCAGCCTTTGCTAATATGTTTGTTAGAAATCTCATTATTTCTTAATTATTACTCTGTATGCATTACTAAGTGGAGCAATTGCAAAACTTACCGTCACGGTATTTGCATCTGTGATAACGACGTCAGCAAAAACTTCTTCAAGAGTTGCGTTGTCCTTAATCATAACAATAACATCAATTGTATTCAGCGAGTGAGTAACAGCGTAAGATGTAGCAGCTCCGTTACCAATATTAGCAGCATACCCGCCAACACGGTTATCAAGAACTGTTTTTAATTTTAATGGGGTAATAACTGCAGTATCATTTATTCCTGCATCAGCTTCTACTTGAGTCGCAAGTCTTACAACGCCAAGAACTGTTTCAGTAGCTTGGTCACGATTAGACTCAAGGAATGTCCAGTCAGAAGATGAAGTAGGAGAAGCGTTATCGATATTAGCGATCAATACATCGCCAATATTTAATGCAACTCCTTGAACTGTACCCGCACTGGTAACATACCAATAGTCTCCTTTCTTAGTACCACCAGCACCAGTAGGAAAGTTAACAGAAGAACCTGCGGCGAACCCACCTTCAAGATTACCTAGGCCAGCCACAGTGTTATCAACATATGCCTTAATTGAACCAGCTGTTGCTAAGTTTAAAGAAGACGCGCCTGACATTGTATTGCTGTCGAGAATTGAAATCTCACTAGCAACACCAGTGCCAGAAGCCACACGACCCATAACGGTCATTGTAGCAATGTTCTGTATTTTAGCGAATGTAATATTAGAATCTGTCACCTTGATAGTCGTAACAGCATCATTTGCTAATTTACCAGTACTAACCCCAAGATCTTTAATTCTTACAATATCAGAGTCAACTTCAATTGTAGTATTATCTGGGTTAAGATCTAAAGTTACAGATCCGCTAGTACCACCACCAGTAAGACCTGCGCCAGCAACTACAGCAGTGATATCTCCTGAGATGCTTACCCAAGCCGTACCATTCCAGTAATATACGTTACCATCTGCGGTATTGTAGTATATCTGGCCAGCAACAGGCGAAGCGGGTGGACCGCCAAGATTCTGCAACGCTACGTTGAGGATCTGATTTTTGGTTAGGTCAAGATTGACCAACATCTTTTTTGACATAGTATTAATTTAAATACGCCTTCCCACTAATTGGAGAAGAAAAAGTTAATGTTACTTGATTATTAGAGTTATAAGTTACTTTTGCAATTACCTCATCATCAGCTGTATCTACAATACTTACACTTGGCTTCTTCCCCATATTATGCACTATAACCCAAGAAGCGCTTGCCACTTGCTGGTCATGCACATAATTATTCTGTACTGTTAGCGTCTGAAGAATAGTCCATAGATCGGTTTGGTTTTGTATATTACCAGTTATGTTACCCCAAGCAACTGTATTATATGCACTCCAGTTATATGGCGGTATTGGTAAGTTTGTTGGTACGTATGTTGGTATTTGATAGTTATGCAATACAGCTAATAGATCCTTTAGATCACGATCTATGTTAGCTAGATTGTTAACTTTCAGCTTATCTATAATATGCACAAGTAAACTCTGCGCATATTCAAAGTCTTCCTTAACCTGCTCTAGATTAGAAACCGTATCTACCGCTAGATCTACTTTTGTTTTAAGCGCACTAATAAGTGTGATTATCTGCAGAAGCGTCTTAGGAGTTTCTGCATATGTAGATACTGATTTAGTAATAGTCTCCTCTACAGTTAACCAAGAATACACCTGATGTGTATAGACAGTACTAGCACTTAGCGTAATTGTATAATACGCATCCCAGTACTGATTCAGATATTTAACATCAAATGTAGAAGTGCTTCCAGTTATAGTGCCAGTTGGAGTTGATACAGCTGTCCAAGCTCTTGTAACTGATGTATTATTATAGTTCGCAACTTGGTACACCGTTGTATCAATATACTCTAGCTTTGGTGTAAATACATCGAACTCTTCGTTCAGAGATAATGTAACAGGTAGATACTGGAACTGGAAGGTTCTAGTAAAGTTTGTAGATAAGTACCCCGGAGCTGCCGTTGTGTATACAATTGTATAAGGCCCCCGCTGCACCTGCCCAGTAGAGTCTAGCGTCAGGACGAACGAAAAACTAGACCCAGCGGATGCGATATCTGGAGTGTTAATATCACCATTTCTAGTGTACCCGTCAGGCTGGGTTATTGAAAAGATACCCACTAACCCGGCAGGTGGAGCAGTCGTAGTATCTGTAAGGACTAGCGTAGGGGTCCCGTCCAAGTCAAATTTGACATTAAATGACGTATTGGGTATCGTGGGCATGTTACAAAATTAATACAAAGATCGCTATTAATCATACAAAAGCAGCACAAAAAGCCCCCTGTAGAAACAGGAGGCTTTCACCAAACAACCAAACACGAGATGAACCTCAGCTCAGTTGTGAACTAAGGATCACTTTTTGGCCTTACTCTGAATGGTTTGAAACACCTTCTCGCCCTTAGCCGAGCTGGTGCAGAAACTTACGAACTCTTCAATAGCATCATTACCGGTTCTAGCAACTACCAAGATAACCTCAGCATTTGGCCATTCGAATCGGGATTGTTCTTGATTAAATATAACCACTCCCTTTTTGATGGCACGGTTAATAGTAGCTGTAACGATAACCTGCTTATTGCTGATTAGATCTAAGAAAGTCTTAGGATCATTATCCGCAAGCTCCTCTAATTCATTACGAAGAACTGTTACAGACTTCGAATCATCCTTACCTAAAGCAGCAGCAAGATTCTTAACCTCATCTTGGCTTAGATCAGCTGCAGCATTTAACGCCTCACGACGCTGGTTTCTAGTTTTACTATCCTTCTCCGCAGAAGCATTCTCATCAACAAGCTCAAAGATAGATTCTTTAGTTGTATCTCTATTTGGTTTTGAAACATTATAATCACAAAGAGAAAGATAACTATGAATCTCCTGATCAAATGCACGACCACCAGTGAGAATCATGTGGCCCGCCATATTTGAATAGAAATTAATTTCGTGGAATAAGTGGTTACCTTGACCATCTACAGAACGAACAGCGGCAATATCTACATATTCACCCTTCTCTTCATCATAGATTGTATCGATAACTGGGACTCCCTTTACAGCTGGGATAGCTAATCTGTTTGGATCGAAAGCATCTCTCTGAATGTTGTGTAGCCGATAGGTTACAGATTGACCCGGCTTCAACATGGTTGATTTAATCAGCTTATCAGATAGCTGATTGTACATTTCTGTTTTTTTCATCTGGTGTGTTTTTGGTTATTGATAAAAAGCAAAGGTAAGGGGTTTTATCCCCTTACCGTATGCTATAGCTAATTGATTGATAATCAGCTTAGGAAAGCTTGAAGAACTGGTTTGCACCGAGGATCTCCAGACCTTGTACGCTCTCGTAGTGGATCTCCAATACAGAACGCTCGTTAGTTGGAACAGGAGCCAAACCACCAAGAAGGATCTCACGATACTTCAGGTCAGTTCCGTCACCAGCCATGTAGCGAACGCCAAAGCGATCCAACATTTGACCGTCGTTAGTCTTGATCTTTCCAGCAGGAGCACCGTAAGCACTGTTCTTAAAGTTTGGAGAACCAGTGTAGTTTACGATGTTCTGGTGGTCTAACAGAGGTAAATACTTCTTGTGGTAAGTACGTCCGTAGATCTTAACAGTATCGATTCCAAGATCCAAAGTTTTACCAGCGATCTGGAAACGAGCACCTTGAGAAAGCAATGCACTGTTACCTAAGTTGTTGAACAAGTTGTCAAGAGCAATGTTCATAGTTGTACCTACAAACAAGAAGTACTCTTGAGGGCAACGAGCTTTGTTCAAAGTCTGAGTAAGAGTCTGAATGTCAGCAAGAGTTGCAGTACCTGCAGTCAACAAAGATTGGTTGATACCACGAGATGTAACAAGCTGATCCATACCACCTGTAGTTTGTACAGGCTTACCATCAGCATCAGTTAGAGCAGGAGCAGCATCTGCGAACAGAGTAGAGCTCTTACGTCCGAACATCAAAGCAGTAGAGATATCACCACGGAACTTCATTAAGCTCTCGTGCTGACCTTTGTACATGTAGAAAGGTTTACCTTGAAACTCAACTTCAACCTTAGAAGCCTTCTGGATGTCAGTGATACTGAACTTACCTTTGAAGATTTGCACTTGGTTGTCGTACTTAGTTACTCCCCACTTCTTAGCCTCAGGAGAAAGAGAACCTTCACCAGCAGCATTAGAGAAGAAAGAGATTTTGTCACCGCTAACCAAAGTCAATGTAGAACCATCTACAGACTTAACTACGATATTATTAGTAGTAGCTTTAGCAGTTACATATCCTACTTTTCCATCAGGGAACATAACCAACTCACCTACGTTTACATAAGCAAAAGCAGTAGCGTCGATTGTTGCAGTTACAGAAGGAGGAGCAGAAGTTGTACCAGTTACACCAGAACCAGTTACAGCACTAACAGTACCGAGAACATAAAGCTCTTCGTTTACGAAGTGATTGTAAACAGGAACTGAAGTAGGAGTAGAACGGTTAGTTAACTCCATGATATCCAAGAAAGAGATTTCCTCGTTGGTTACGTCCAGAACTTTGTTCAGGATCTCACGCTGATCGAGGAAGTTGATTGATGAAACATAACTTTTGTTAATGTTTCCTAAAACACCCGCCATGATTAATTATTTTTTTTGTTAAAAATTATTTTGAAATGCCCCTACTTGCGAAAGCTTGGAGAAGACCTGAAGTAAAGTCCCCCGAACTTTCTGTTGGAACATCACCTACAGGAGCAGTAGATGGGTTCTTAATTTCTTTCGTCACTTCGGAACGTCCAAGCGTCTTACCAAAGTTAATCAGAGCACGTTCAAATTGCTCAGGATTCTGACTGTAGGCAACGGTCTTATACCATTTACTATAGTCTAATTGATTTTCGCCAGACGCGAACTGCTGAAAGAACTTGTTGTTATCCAGCGTCATCTCAACCATATCTTGAGGATTCTGCAACTCATAATTGAACTCATCATCGCCCGTCTTAATGCTAAGTCTCTTAGCCTCTAAGATAGATCTAGTCAGAGAGTTCTCGGATACCGCTTTCTCAAATTGAGCTAGCGCTTCCTGCATTGCAGTCTCTTGAGCTTCAGCTTCTGGATCAGCTTGTGGTTCCGGAGCCACAAATTTTTTCTGCCAGTCCATGTACTGTGTGCGGAGTTTCTGAGCTTCAGATCTTAGGAGTTCTTTCCCAAGCTCTACGTCATCTTCTCCCCACTGCTCTGGGTCAAGCTTAAACTTATCAACTACCTGCTGCTGGAAAAGACGATCAAACGCCTTTTCAGAAACATCTGGATACTGTTCGCGGAGATTACGTCTCATAACCGCCGCATCATCCATAGTAGAAAAATCTACAGTTTTCGCTTGAAGATATGGTGTCAAATCACCTGTCTTCTCATAATATTCAACGGCGCCCTTAATGAAATCATCTTTGAATTCATACTTGGGAGCCACTTGTCTTGCCTTGCCGATCACCTCTTCATCGACAGGGGCTTCTGCTTTTTCTTCAGGAGCAGCCTCTACTGGAGTCTGTTCTTCTGTAGCAGGTTCTGTTTTAGTTTCTACTGGCGCTTGTTCTGGCGCAGCTTCTACTATAGGTTTTCCTCCAACGGTAATATCATTTAATGACAACTCGTTGAAATTCAGTTCATCACTCATATTTATATTATTTGGTTATGCAAAGTTTTACCAAAGGTTTTGAATAACAATGGATTAGAGGGGGTGAATTATTTTTCTTCCCCTTCCATTTCTTCTCCACCTTCCATCTCATTCTCTTCACCACCTTCTTCTACTTCCTCTCCGCCTTCTTCAACTTCTTCCTCCTCTTCAACCTCTGGTATTTCCTGTTGCATCATTTGCTGTGGCATCTGTTGTTGTTGCATTTCTTGTTCAGGTACCATCAGCATCTCTTCCTCAACAGCCATTGCTTCTACAGGCTCCTCAGCGTCAGTATCAGGTTGGCCCATCTTTATTTTCGTTACGCTCTTCTTCCCTTTATTCTCAACCTTCTTGGTTTCAACCTTACCCTTCATGCGCATCTTTTCTAGCTCTATCTCATACTTATACTTCATCTCCAAAATCTTAGCATCGTATTCCTTCTCTAACTGGATGAGTTGGCTCTTAACTTGACCCTCTGTCTGGATGGTCTGTTGTTTAGCCTGCTCAGCAACCATTGAAGACTGTTGCTGTACTTGAGCATTCATTTGTTGCATGCGCATTGCCTTATCCTCTTCTTCTTGACGACGCTTTTTAATCTTATACGCAAGCAACTGCTGAGCCACCTTTAGGTTGTCAGTGTTCTGAATAATAATAGCATCTTCAATATCTAACAAACCATTTGCCTGACCAGCCATTACCTGCTGTTGTAGCATAGCACGCTCATCATCAGTTGGCTTATCCTCTAAGAATATACCAAATTCATATAATGCTAAGTGCGGAGAAGTCTTAAAGAACTTCATAGTATTAGATCCTAGTGCACGGACGTAACCTTTAACTTCACCACTAGAAGCAACATCCTGTAATCTAAGAATAACAGAATTAGCTAATGATTCTAGTAATTGTTTTTCGCCATGCACAATACTAGTCAATGCATTATTAGTTCCTTCATATGCAAGCTTAGCGACAGTAGTAAGCGTACGAGGATCGGGGGTAGAACCATCAGTCATCTCATTCATACCAGTTACATCCCTGATGAGCTGGATATTATTTTGAATGATCTGCCAGTAATTCATAACATCACGACCTAAACCATTTTCCAATTCTTCAATTGGCTTATAGTTAGTCATACGACCTTGCTGATCTGCCTTGCGATATACTAGAGTACCAGTCTTATTATAAAGGTCTAGCACCTTCATCGGAGTCAACCTCTTGCCTCCAGCACCAAGAGGGATGTCTTCTAGGGCACCCATCTCAATCATAATACCCTTAGGTCTAGCCTGATTGATTGCATTTTGTAAACGATAAAAAGCAATCTGAATAGCATCAGCCATTGGCATTAAGTGTTGCATAATACCGTATGCCTTCATATCCCAGAACTCAGGAGCAATCAAATGATAACTCAACTGTGTGTCCATGAGAGACGACTTAGCACGCTTCATATTAGTACAAAGACCATAATCAAACAAATAGTCTGTACCGATAATCCACTTACCCTTATATACAACCTTATATGCTACACGTTCAAATTTATCTTTTCTCTTATTCTTGTCATCATACTTACCGCGAGCGTAAACTTTATTACCCCTTCTGTCAACACGGCTTTCAAAGACCATCTCATTAACAGAAAAGAACTCTAAGTCAAGAACACGAATCCTAAATCTATCATAACCTTTATTATATACAGATAATGAAGAAGGCCACTCAGACGGATTACCTAAATAGCCGATATGTTTTTTAGCGATCTGCTCGTACTCCTCTTCTGTAAACTGATTACCAGCCATCTGCTTTAAATCAGAAATAGTCATCTCCGTAATCTCACCGATGTAAGAAGCGTCAGAGAAATCTTTATTCTTACAATTATTAATAAGAATATTTCTAGGGTTTACCTTTCTAACCTTAACAGCGCCATTGCTATCAATATACTCTTTATACCCAGCAACACCATAGTCAAATAAATCCTGACGTACACCTTCACGAAGCTTCTCGATCTGGTTCTGCTCAAGTACAAGTTTAATTCCCTGCTCTGCCTCAATAGCCATCTGATGCTTGAACGTGTAGTTCATCTGCATCTCTAACTCCTTCATATCCTTTGCCTCATTAGGCATTAACTGCAGTGCTGGTGACTCTAACAATGACGGGTCAAGCTTAGCTGCCTCCTCACGTAACTGAATCTTGGCTTTAAGATTAGCAAAGTAATCCTGAATTTCATCATTAGCCAAGGAGTCGATCGGAGTAGCGACAATATTATATCCAACTTTGTTTAATTTACCTAAAGCTATTCTTCTAAACTTTGGAACGATAGGAAGTACAGACCAGTCAATATTTAACCAATCTTCATTAGATTCCTCATCAACCTGCATCAACGGTCTATACTTGTTAATTGATTGATTACCAACAGCATACTGCATGATTACCTCATAGCGGTAGCGGGCATGGTAAAAGATCTCGCGTGGTAGATCATTATCAAAAGAGCTCCACGCTGCTTTACAATACTGAAGAACCCAGTCGCGACCCTTTTCTCTTGGATCGATTAGGTGACTTGGGAAATCAGTCTTCTGGAGTTTGTCCATTTTTATATTTTATTCTTCCTAAAATAATCAGACACGTCTCGTATCTGACCAGTTCCTTTCACGTTTACTTTAACTTGGTCGGCGATCAGGGCGTACCCAGCTGCCATAGCCAAGTCAAACTTGGTTGTTTTGGATATATCAAACTCTAGCCAGTCTTGGATCAGATCCTTAAAATAAACCCGATCGTGCATCTTATTGATATAGTCCTCAGTCAGCTCAGCTATTTGCTGGTGCGTTTTAGCACTGGCTGCAATACCCGGCTGGTTCCTTTCAGGTAGCCATGTAAGGAATGGAGCATACCCCCGATCATCGAAGTAGTGCATAAGACCAATCTTCTGGTTCTCAAACAATACTGGGGCACCATAGTATACTGCCATCTTAATCATATCCTCATAGAATATTTGGACTGATTCAGGACGGTATGCGTACTTAGCAACGAATGCGTAGTTATAGATATCATTCTCCCGAGCGGCGCTGTACTTCTGAAGTACCATCCCTGCACCGTTTGACCTTCTGCCATCCTCTGTTACGTTGTGGTCCACTGGGTCCACACCTATCACAAAGTTTAAGCCGTTAGCCGGGTGGAATAGACCACCTGTTTTTTTAACATTGTTACTATCCTCTTCTTTTTCAAATAGCTTTGCAACCTCCCACCGGCCAGTCTTTGATGGTTCAAAAACAACCCTAGTGTCTCGGTCGCCATTAAGCCACACAAAGTTACCTCTTGTTGTCAAATTATCCTTCCAACTTAGCCTATCCATTCTTTCGTTCAGAAACTCAGGGTTATACAAGCACTTGCTACCATCGATCCTAAACGCTTCCTCCCACTCAATAGGCTCCTTTCTAATTACAGAACTGAGAGCTCGGGGGTCGTGAGCTAATAGCTTTCTCTCATCCCTTATCTCCTGTTCAGCCTTAGCACGATCCGCTATACCATAATCATTATAGTATCTAGTCTCTGCAGCACTACAGAAGTAACGGTAAAGACCAGAGGCAGTTCTCTTACCCTTTTTATTATTCTGATCAGAGTTCTCCCATATCTTCTTAAAAGAAGCACCACCCTGCTCCATATCCTCAACTGTAGTGGTTAATAAAGCCTTACCAATAATCCTACCCTCATCATCTAGATGACAGTACTTTGTAACCAGCCATCTGTTCCAGACATCCACCTCCATCGTCTTACCAACCTCATCTCCTAGATACCTGTGCAACTTCTGTCCGTCGTAAGATATAGCCTCTGAAGTCTTCCAGTCTATAGCTGATTCCAATTCATGCTCATCCTTAATCATATTAGCCTTCCTACCCTTAACAGTAGTTTGATAGAAACGAAGTTCAGAGGTTGGAGTTAAACCTTTAGACGCATCAAAGATGGGTACAAAAAAATCAGGTAGCTTCTTGAACGGCTGGATCACAGCCTTACGGAATACCTCCTTAGCATCTGCACCAGTCTTGGATTGGATACCAGACTTAGCATTATTAGTTCTAGACGGGTATTCATATAAGAACACACCACCACGGAATGTCTTACCCTGTCTACGCTTAGTAATCTCTACCATTCCCATACACTCTGGGTCCTCAATGCAGTACTGCATAAAATAGAAATACTTCCTGTCAGTGTCCCTATACTTTGGTAGACCGGTATCTAGATTCCAGTAATTTAAATAGAAGTAGTGCAGACCTGTAATGTAGGTTGGAACGCCATTATTGTAAAACCAGTAACCATTAAGCCTACGGTCCCACTCCTGTTGACGAAATTGTTCCAGCTTAGGATCGAAATACTCAGGGTCCTCGTTCTGCCTTTGCTGCTCCTTAGCCCTAATCTTTGCATAATCCTTTGGCAGAGGAGTATAGTCAAAATACTGTTCAGACTTCTTTGGGGACCTAGCGTATACAGATCGCTCCTCTATCTCCCCGTTTAGTATATTGAATACAAAACCGGGTGGGGGTGTATAACATAACAACCCCTGTATATTTTCTTTAGAACCATTATTTATTGGACTGAACATTGGCTATATCCTCCGGTCTTATTCGTTTACGTTTTGTCATTGCTTCTTCTAATTGATCATCCTCACCAGTAAGCTGACGAAGATATCGATGCAGTCTCTGAACAATCTCATCTTGTGCTGTCATAATCTGTGTCTTGATAGTAATTGCTTGTAAGATGTCCTTGTCTCTATTACCATCCACCGGCAGCATCACCCTCTTATTAAATTCATAGAACGCCTGCTCGTTACTTACGATCATTGACCAGACATAATTATTCTGGTATTTTAAATACTTGACAATTAGGTTTAGAAGTTCTTCATAAGGAACCTCGTCATCATCAACCTTTACTTTAAAATCAAACAGACCAGTAACATCTTCAGTATCTAAATCAAATCCAGCAATAGAAGCAGCGAATTGCTTACGCTTCGATATCTCTGGATAGTACTCGCGAAGGGGTGAATTCATGTCATACATGAGTAACACATAACGAGTTAGCTTGTCGTCCGCTTTGCCTAAAATTTGGACTAATTTAGGGTACGACGAAAACAACGGTTTTTTAACCGTTGGGTTAAACTCCATCTTTTTATATTCAATTTCTGGTATCATTTCCAACTGTGTTTCCACCAATGTATGCCTATGGTGTTTTTTGTTAATAATGATGGTCTATACTCCTCGTTCCAATTGTATGGATAAAAGTATTCTTTTGGCAGCGTGGTAAAATCTTCATACACTTTTACTTCATATAGGTTACTATTATCAAGATCTCCTCCCTTCATATATTTAACATATTCTGTTATCAATAACGGCCCACACTTTACTTCGTTGATAAAACCTGATTCATTATTCAATAAATCAATGTAATCATTTAACATATTATTATGGTGCTTGTTATTAGGCATACCTCCAGTAACAGCAGCATTAGCTAATATTGGCGTACCCTCTATTCCAACAAACGAATATTTATTTAATAAAGAATCTATAGGTTTTACTAACTCTATATCAAAATCTAAGTATATGCCTCCATATTTAAATATTGCCCAACGTCTAGCAAAATCTGATACCACACTCCATTTCTTATTATCAATATATTTTTTAACTATTGGGTATTCTTCAATTGGAAGATTACTAGAATCCCACTTCATCCATTCAATATGGCCAGCATGCTTAGCCCAGCTATCCCTGTAATCATACCCTAGTTCGCCTTCTAAAAAATAATGTATCATAATTGCTTATCACATCTATGGCAAAAACCACGCCAAGTTTTAAATATTTCATCGTAGTACATATTAGCCATAACCCCACAAGTGCAATGCTTATACTCCTTCTCTGGTATGTTTTTACTTTCGTCAAATGGCACAGGCCTTACAATATATATAACTTCACGTATATGTTGATAAGGCAGAAGCTTGGATAGAGCAACATAAAACTCGCCATCACCACCATATACGTACCCCCAATTTGGGAATTTATCAACTTTAGGATATACTCCGCAAGATGTACCTACATTACCCACTCTTACCTCCTCTCCATCTGGTATCCTAGCACCTGAATTATTGAACTGGAATATATAAAGTTTGCGCTCTGTACAATGTTTCCTTATCGTTTCCATTGCATTTGATGCATATATATCATCATCATCGGCGTTCATAAAGTAATCTCCGGGTAGTTCATCCTGCCATCTATTCCTAGATCCGTGTCCCCAGAAGCCTAACGGTTCGGGGTTATGTAAAGATATAACTTGACAAGCGCTATCAATTTGTAAAGCTATAGGTTGACAATCCCATATGATAGTAAGATAATCCTGCTCCTGTAGTTGTGGCGCAATACTATCGACCATCCTTTGCAGGGTTCGTCTACCAGCTGTAGCTATTATTACATTAAATGATTTGCTCATAAATCTTTAATCTTTTTTCACCCCACTTGTGTAGGTCATAATTATCTAAGCAAAACTCTCTAGTCCTAGCGGCGGATTGTTTTCTATACTCCACTGATTTTACTAATCTAGTTAACTCAGAAACAAATTCCTTATCACCAGAGAAATAGTTTACTGGCATATTTAAATATGGTTCTGCCTTCGATACAATGATAGGGATATTTAAAGCAGCAGCCTCAAGAACCTTTATATTACTCTTATAAGAATTAAACTCATTAGACTTGCTCGGCACGACTAGTATATCCCCTTTATAACCAGACATGTAGTCCTCTACACCAGACCACTCAACAGTAGTGTGTGGTATCTTACCATCGGCAGTAAGGTTATGCAAGATAACATCATACACATCACCCTCTACATAACCAACTATAACCCACTCTATCGGCAGATCAACTAGTTGTTTCATGGCGCCAGCTATTAAAAATGTATTTGCATAGTTCATCGCAGAACTAGCATATATCAACCGTACCTTATCACTCTTGGGCAGCTCGTGTTCTCTAAACTGTCCAACACCATATGGTAGTGCATTAGGTATTACATGTACATTCTTATTGGGAACTATAGAAGCCAGCTTATCTGTAGTAGCTATTACAGCATCAGCATAAATCAAATGCTGGCGTATCTGTAAACCAATATCACTCTTCTTCCACATATTGTACTTAGGATGATCCTTACCAACCTCCCACCAGTCATCCGTATCAACTACCACTTTAACATTATGCTTCTTAGCCTGCTGAGCTATAAACACAGGAGAGATCATCACATGCCTAGAGTAGTGTAGTATATCACACCATTTTAGATCCTCTTCGGTTAAGTTAGAAACAGTCTTAACCTCAGCCTTAACATAACTATTAGGCATAAACACACGATGGTAAGAACACCCATCCAAAGATTTTATCCAAGATAATATCTTCAATATTTATTGTTTAACATCTCCATAAAATCATCTACATGCATGAGCACAAGATGGATATCATGCTTTGTCCAAACACGAACCGCATCCTGCTCAACGCCCTTCTCATAGTCAAGATCGTAAGTAACAACCTCTTCAGTGAATGCGTCAATCGTCATTGGATTTATGTATACGTACGTTATCAGAGCTGACCCCGACGGTCCCTCCAACATCACCTTCAGTTTTACGAATCGGTCTATGAATGCCATTATCTTTGGTTTTAAAATAAAATTTAAATGCTTCATCAATTAGCATACCACACAGCCAAGCCCCATTTTCCTCATCATCAATATCCCTATCATTAAGTATGCTATATACAACATGATATACCTCGTGCGCTATCGTATTAACGAACTTATGTTTCTCTGATACTAGAATATAATAATCAGAAATATCAAACGTAAGTGTCCACGCCTCCCCATCCTCAGCAGGATAGATTGGTAACTCCTTGTGTTTACGATATACGCGGTTATACTCCTTAGCGAGATCATCGGTAAGAATAAAATGCACCGCACACTGGTACATGTTTATCTTTATATTTTTAGTTCTTCGCATAGAATATTCCCCAATTGTTTACATACTTTTCAAATCTACGATCCACCCTTACCCGCATTGCGCTACCAGTAATTTCAGAAAACGGCATCAGTAACCAAGCGCACTCTGGCTTTATATAAATAGCCAGCACATCAAACTCATTAACATACCTTCTTCTATTTACACCACTGGTAGATACCCAGAAAGAACCATTTTGTTTGCAGGTCGTCATCTTGATCTGCACCCGTGTTAGATTCCCTTTATGATCAACAATGCGATCATAACCAGAATCATATATCGGTCGTGCCGTCATCATACCACGTTCAATAATATGGTAATCAAACAAAACCTCAGCGGCGGCACCTTTACTCAATGGTTGTTAAATATTTAGAGTTAATAGGAAGGAAGGCATTCTCTCTAGCTATCTCACCACCATTCACCGTCTTCCTAGTAACCGTTTTCTTAATATCGTACTTCTCTACGAAGTTACCCTTACTGTCCGTTATCTGCCATACCAGTATTACATTTTCTTCCATCAGCGAAACAATAACAAAGAATGGCACTCTGTATAAAGAACTAGCAAACCCGCCATACTTTAATTTCTGGTTGGTTATAAGATACCCGCCATTATCTGACAAGTACTCTCTAGTCAGCGGTACACCACCGGCACTCTTCCTGCACTTGATCTCCGCTAACCCTACAATTGTCAACCTACCATCCACAGGCTTGGCGAGTATTACATCACTGTTATTCTCAAGACCACTGGTATTGATAACAGTGTAACCTCTAGTCTCGAGCACACCCTGCACTCGATACTGTTCTTTCATAAAGAACTCACCCAGCTCTGTCTGGCAGTCTAGCATTCGTAGAAGTTTAAATCTATTTCATGCTGCCACTCTTCCCAAGTCTTTACTAGACCGGGGTAGCTAAGATGGATAGAGAATGTCTTACTTCCTATCTTCAGGAATAGACTCACTATCTGTTGGTAAACTATCCCCTTGGGGTGAGAACTTACCACTTGCGATGTCTTCTTTGAGAGTTTCATTTCTCTTTAATTGAAGTTGGTGAATACTTTCTAAATAGCTTCTAATACCATCCATCCCAAGCTGCTCGTAAGCCTTTCTCATTCTACGAACATGATTGACCGGATGATTATAAACATTTGGCATAAATACATTATTACCATCATTTTCTACAACCTCACCTCCAGAAGCACACTGCTCATAAACCACCGGCAACCGGTTGGCAATCTCTCGTATCTGTTTCATCTGTTGCTTAGTCATTGTGTATAAATAAAATGTTTTGGTTGAACATGCAGTACAGTCTACGCCCCTCAATGATATTCCAAAACTTACCAACCTCCTCATATTCAACAGTAGACCCTTCAGGTATAGATGGATCGTTACTGGCTACCACCAATCCGCGGGTACCCTCCTTATCCACCGTGTCTGGGACGATAAGGCTGGTATCAACCTTTTCTTTGATTGGATCTAGTAAGATATAGTCACCGACAGGTATGATCTTACCATCGCGCACCAGCGCGATCGCGTTAAAATAATCTACCATCCAGTACTCCTCCCCATCTACCTCTATTCTATTCTCCTCATCCATGGCTACCAAGAAATGAAAATATAATTTATCTCCAGCCTTGACGTTAGCCTTAAAATCCTCAGACCCCATAGAGTGGTCATACTTATCCGGTACAGCAACCACATGCCCAACAATTGTTGAGTTCTCCTCTTGTTTAAATGAAGTGTCCTTGTATAACTTTAGACCAGACTCGGTCTCTATCTCGTCTTGGAACCGCTTATCAATCTTAACGAATATCTTGTAGATCGGCTGCATATGACTAAATTACTATAAGATGTGGATATCTTAATCATATTACTTATCTACAAATGTGAATTACTATACTTATCCATGAAACGCATGTGCGCCTCACGAAGCATATCCATGTACTTTCTTTTATCGCCATACTCAATATGGCATGACCGACAAAGACCCATTAGGTTGTCGATCTCATCCTTTGTCTTAGAGCCACCCATACCCCGAGCCTCGATATGGTGCACATCCACAGCAGTAGATCCGCATACCTCACAGGGCATCCAGCTATCCATCCCATAACCAAAGAAGTCTAAGTATACCTTAGTGTGCTTCCTCATTTACCTTTAGCGGCTGATATAGCAATTGCAAGGATCTGCTTCTTGGATCTGGCTTTACCACCAGCTCCCTTCTCCTTCCCCTTCTTCTTGTTATCCGCCATAAGCTCACGGATGTTAGCCGAGATGGCTGACTGGAGCTCACTTTTTCTTTTTGCTTTTTTTAGAGGCATCTTTTTTTATTTTACGTTCTTGCTCTAACATTTCTTTGGTTGGCTTCTTACCACTACCAGCCTTGGCCCTGATATTATCCCAGAGTCCACGACGAGAGTAAGAACCATCCTTACGAAGCATCATTTCCATACAGTGCAAATTAATTAAACGAGAGATAATAAAGCATTAAATCTGAGCCAAGAAAATTCTGAGCACACCCCCCTTTCCCCCCTTAGGGTTGTTTAAGGCCGTCCATCCTATTTGGTGGCATCGCCTGCTGGAGGATCTTCCGCCGGTTTACGCGTGTTGACCTGTCCTATTAAATCGTCGCCGAAGTTTCAATCTTCGCACAGCTACGGGGCCCCCTTGATGTTATCTCCATGCACCCGGATAACGTAGCCAGACAAACATACAAAGAGAACCCCGAACCGCCAAGATACAAGTTTTTCACACCCGTCTATAACCAACAAATAAAGCCTAAATTTGGACTACAAAAAATCGAGAGTTTATGCCAAGGGTTTATAGATCAGATGTGTGTGGGAAAAGAGTGGGGGTAATACATTATTTTAAGTGGCTTTTGATAATTTTGCGAATCGCAAAACGCAAACTGGGTGGGGGTATTTTTGGCAGTTCCAAAAACGATTTTAGGGCTGAACGGGTAATACCATATAACCCCCATATAATACCTAACTGGCTGACACATATTGCGTTAGGTTGTGAAGGAGGTAGTGGGGTAATCAATGGGGAGGGAATGAAGAGGGAAACGGAACTGGATAAAAACCTTGCAACATATTGGGAATGTGGCGATTATGCGTGTGTGTTTAAAGATACAATAGCCCCCCTCCTCCCTTTACAAAAAACCTTTCATCCGTGAAGATTGAGAAATTCTTTTTGTGTGTAGATACTGCCATTTATCGTGCATCTCAGCGTACTGGAATTGCTGAGTTAAACTATACCCAGTTACGATTTTTATACGGCCTTCGTAGGCTAGGCACTACCAGTCAAACGGCCTTAGCTGATTTTGTTTTTTTGCATCGCCCCCATGTTAAGCGGGCAGACAATCGTTCCTCTTGGAACTACTTGAATTCTCTTTGTCTTCTTGGCCTTGCTATTAGGGAGACACACAAGCGGTATTCTATTACTCCTCTAGGGAGAGAGTACTTATCCTATATACGGAGCTATCTACTTAATAAACGGCTCTAGTATTCCCCCGAACCCCCCGCCTTTGCTAATCTCTTTAGCAATTTGCTTTCATTGACAACCAGCTAATTTCTTTAGTATTGATTACTAATGCTTTTAGTAGCCGATACCCCCATTTTACCCTCCCGACCTTACTTACCCCTAAATTATTTTTTTGCTTAATTGCTTGATTCTCAATCCAAATTCTAAGTAAGAATACGTATTTTTAAAAAAAGTTGTAAAAAAATTTGGAAGTAGTTACCCTGCCACCCTATGTTTGCATCGGATTCGACAATGAGTCCGCAGTTCTTTCAAATGTTCGCTACAACGTGTTAGGGCAATGCACCCCCACCCATCCACCAGACTAGGTGAGTACGATGGACGGACGGACACCAAACCACGATAAATGCAAAGCGATGGTCTCGATAAAATCGTGTTGAGCGAGAGAGACTCGAGGATGCCTTCCTCGGCACATAAACACAGGCACACTGGCGGTAACGAACCGACTCCCAGTGTTCACACAAGGTCGCGCCAAACCTACACAAGTTGTAGTTAGGGTGTTGGGGTGAGAGAACCGAAAGGACTCACCTACTGGGGCAGATGTTGTTGGCCGATTTATCGCCATTGACTACCCCCGAAATGACAAGGTCTACGGATACGCTATCCGTACTGATGAGGCCAAGCAGGCCGAAACCCAAAACCCCAGTTATGATTCAAGAATTAATCGACAAAGGTGCAATCTTTTTTATCAATGATTCCGGAGGAAAGGATAGCCAAGCGATGAAGATATTTCTTAGCAAGGTAGTTCCTCACGACCAATTGGTAATCGTTCACGCAGACCTTCCCGAAGTTGACTGGGAGGGGTGTTGGAGTCACGTACAAGAGAATTCATTGGGCATAGAGGCGCATTTAGTTCGTGCCGGTAAAACCTTCTTTGAGATGGTTGAGCATCGTGGGATGTTCCCATCCCCCAGTTATCGCCAGTGTACAAGCGACCTCAAGCGTCAGCCAATCGAGAAATTTATCCGTAACTGGTGCAAGGAGCGAGGTAAAACTCTCATTGTGAATTGTATGGGGATTCGTGCAGAAGAATCATCCGCACGAGCAAAGCAAATCCCATTCCGTCTCAATGAGCGCAATAGCAAAGCAGGTCGTGAGTGGTATGACTGGCTACCCATCTTTGACTGGAGCGTGAAGGAAGTATGGGCGGAAATTGAGTCCGTAGGTCAGAAGAGACACTACGCCTATGACCTCGGCATGAGCCGTCTATCTTGTGTGTTTTGCATTATGAGTAACAAGAGCGATATCAAGGTAGCCGCGAAGCATAACCCCCAGTTATACAAGCGATACGTTGAAACTGAGGAGAGACTGGGCTTTACCCTTCTTATGAGTGGGAAGGAGAAAAACTGGCTGAAGGATATCGTTGAGGGTGATGCGCAGTTCAAGGTCGCAGAGTTCGTCTGCGGATAACTGGATGGTCTTAGGAGGGGTTCGACTCCCCTCCCAGTTACTTAACAAAACCTCAGCTATGATAAGCATAAACCTCACCACCCTAAAAGGACAACAACTAGCTGCCCAGTATCTATACGACGGATGGCTAGTAGTATCCTTTCAATCAGATTCAATAACCCTTCAATCTCCAAGCAATGCGCAAGAGAATTAAAACACCCCTATTCTCGGCTAAGGCCAATGGCCAGTTAATCCGCAGAACGGAAGCCGTTATTTCCACCCACACACGCGTGAAACAAATCCTCGTGGAACTAGGCGGGGACTCTAAGCAAATCCTACGTGACCTTAAATGGGAGCGTCTTTGTAAACAAGCTAAATTATCTCCTCTATGAAACCAGTTATTCAGTTATTACTTGTCCTACTAGTGGTAGGGTATGTAGTAGGTTTACTGCAAGACCAAATTTGTAGATAAGTCCCCCGAACTGGGAGCAATGTGCGAAGGTGGAGCGATACCACCCCCAGTTACGAATCAAACCCCTTACAATGAGACAAACTAGAAGACTCGAAGGTAGCTTCACCAACTACCTTATGGGCAACAATTCGACTACCCCCGAGGTAGGCAAAGGTGCTACTCTCCTCTCCTATTCAGACCGCCATCCCGCTGAAGTACTGGAGGTATCCGCTGATGGTAAGCAGTGTGTCATCCGCGAAATGAATCACACGGCTAAGCCCAATTCGGAAGGTATGGGACACCAAGATTGGGAACTGACTCCTAATCCCAATGGATACAAACGCACTCTCATCTATCGCAATGGCGCATGGAGAGAGGTGATTGAGAATATCGTTTTTGAGGAATCGTTCTATGAGCAGTTTAAAAATAGTGTTGACCTATGGATTCGCTGCAGTGAAATAGGCCTCTACGATGATAACAACGACCTTAAACTGGTCAAGGGATTCACTAAGGCTAAAAGGAGGTATCCTAAGGTAAACATTCTCTTTGGACAAGCAGAGTATCATTATGACTGGGAATTTTAACCCCCCCGAACTGCGAGGTAAGACCGAAGTCGGAGCGAAACCGACCGCAGTTCCTCATCAAAACCCCTAACAATGTCAAAAGCAATCAAGTCCTTCCGCAATTCAATCCGTGAGTTCTTTTCTATCAAAAACGGATACGTTATTTTACCCTCTAATCGGGCATTATAATCCCCCCGAACTGGCATGGTATCAGAGCGGTTCGACTCCGCTCCCAGTTCCTCATCAAAACCCTATTTTATGTTTAAATGCATCGCCCCACCAAACCAAAAGTGCCAAGACTTTAGAAAATATTTGTTGGATTACATGGCCGAGATAGACTCGGCGCAACTACATCAGACCTATAAGGAAAGCTACGACCTTCTTGATCAGTATAGTGACTTTGAATTACTCCAATATTGGATAACCTACAACGGAGTATTCGATGGCGGAGAATCAATGCTCAATGAGTTAAAGCGCCTCGCATTCTAAGAACACCCCCGAACTGGCGGATATGCCGTGGCCTTCGATGGCAACCAGTTCCTAACCAAACCCAAATACTATGTCTAATCTATCAGAAACTCCAGTTAACCAATACTGCAATGACATTGACGGAACACAATTATTTGAAGGCGATTTAGTTGTAGCAATTGATGTTGAAGATTTAGAGAATGGGCCTAAGAGGGGCCAGTTGCTGAAGGTAACCTCTTGTTCCGATCCAGTTAGTAATTTTATTGAATTTGAGGGCTATGCATTTTATGGTCATCGAGTACTAAAGATTATTCAATAGCTCCCGAACTGGCAGAGAGAATCGTAATCCGATCGATACGGATGCCAGTTCCTAACCAAACCCTAATGTATGCACATTCAAACTATCCGCAAGCACCAACGAGAGCAAGGCTATGACCAAATCCAGTCACTAATTGAATCCGGCACTGCATGGAAGATGGAGGGGGCAGTCGGAAGGACGGCCATGGAGTTACTAAGGTCGGGGGCGTGTTTCCTACCCAAGCAGTCACACCGAGACTACTACGGCAACCGCATCCCCAGTCGCACTGAGGTAAAGGAAGGGACAACTGGCAGTCTGCAAAATGCAATTAAATTCTTCACCGAAAATCAATGGTAATGAAAGAGATACAAGAAGCAATCGATGACATTATAAAACTAGCAAATGAAATCGAAAATCTATCAGCAACTAACCCCCCAGTCAGAGATTGACAAGGTGTGGGATGAGTATCACAAAACAAAAGACCGAAAGCTACGTTCCGAACTACGCGATAAGTATAGGATACTCGCCAGTGAGGATGAGGAGCAAGTAGGATGGAAACGTTACCAAAAATTATAAACATATGAAGTACCTAGCACACTCCCGATCTGACATTATGTATCTAATGGATGAAGACCTCGACTTTGAAATCACCTCCCCCGAAGGAGAGTATCCAGCCACCATTGAATTTGGTAGCGAAGCCGATGCCGATACCGCCGTCCAGTTAGGATTAGTAACCAAACAATAATCTATGAAACGTATCACCCCCGAAATCAAGGCAATCGCTGATGCGCATATCAACGCAAAGCGAATCAATGAGTTCGATGATGTCCCAGTTACGTCCCCCGAAGAACTACTGGATAGGCTGAGAGATGGTAAGACATTCTCCAATCTCCTCCACTACATTGAAACGAAGTATGTATCAGTCACCTCTCTGATACTGGCGGGAGCATTCAACCACGAGACTGATGCCTACAAGCGAGGAGTTTATAGAGGATTTAAACAACTATTTGCAAATGAAAGAGTTACTGAAAAGAGTTATTGACCACGACTTCTACTACCGGATGAGCGATGATGCTAGGTGGTACGACAAGGGACTGGAAACTGAAAGCCAGTTACGAGATGAAGTCAATAAGCACGATGTGGATAACATTATTATCTACCTTGATGAGCTGAAACAAAATCTTATTAATTTACACAAAAACAAAACCCCATGAACGACAACGCATTCAACAAGAAGTCAACTATCAAAGTAAAGAAGACCGCCAGTGGTAAGATCCCCGACAACGTAGGGTTCTCTAAAACTGACGGCCCGATCATGCCACTGGATGAGCAACTGGCAGAGATGGAAAAGAATGGGTTAATCGTAGAGCGTACACCCAACGGAATCTTCATCTCAAAAAAGATTGAATGAAAAAGGGCTTCACCCTACCAATCGTATTATTAATCGTAACCATTCTTACTTTACTAAGTTTATGAGGATAGAGAAAATAGGACTACACGTAGAAGGTATCAAGACAAAGGTATTTGATGTCGACAAAAAAGAAT